AAAGACATGCCAATAAAGCATTATCATACATGGGTAAGGTTAAAACCGCATTAGAAGCTCTTTCAGGACATGAAAAAGTATTAGAAGATAAACAAGCACAAGTAGACGATAAAGAAGCTGACAAGCATTTAAAAACCATTGAAAAACATGTTGGTAAGGTAATTAAAGATCCTAGACATGTTAAGAATGTGATGAAGCATTTAAGCAAAGAAAAAGCAGTATATTTAAAGAACAAGATGAACGGTCAGATGGATGAAGAGAAAATAGCTCACGCTTTAATAAGAAAAGCTATTCACGAAGGAGCTATTCCTGGAAAAAAAAAGTCTAGTTTAAAAGAAGAAGTTACTCCTGAAGGTATAGAAAAAAAAGCTAAGGAAATACAAAAACCATTTATTGATGGTGGATTAGATAATGATTTTTATAATTTATTGAAAAATTTGGAAAAGCACGGTGAAAACGCAAGTGACTTTGATAATGACGATGCTAAACAAATTTATATGAATCATTATGAGGGATACAATTATAAAAATATGATAGATCTTGTAAAGAAATTACATAAAATGGGAAAAGTATCTGAATATTTTATAGAAGATTATGTAGAAGAATTCCCAGGATTAGAAGACAAATCTAACTTAAAAGAAGAGCCTAGATTTGCTCAAGACGCACACAGAGGTGGCGGAATGGCAATATCTAGATAGTTTTAACAATCAAATAAGCGCCCTGCTACCTTAGGAATAACCCAAAAGGCCACATCTCTTAGACCGGATGTGGTTTTTTATTTAAAAAAACCTAACTTTGTATATTTATATATACAAAACATAGTTTATGTCAGAAAATCAAGTTTTTAAAACCCCGACGCAACCATTAGACCTACCTTCAAAAGGTAAATTTTATCCAAAGGATAATCCGTTAAGCTCCGGACAGATAGAACTCTATCTCCCAACAGCGATGCACGAAGACATTTTAACCAATCGAAATTTAATTCAACAAGGATTGGTGATAGATAAGTTCCTACAAGCGATTATAGCCTCTAAAATCGACTATAATGATCTTTTAGTAGGTGATAAGAATGCTATCATGGTAGGTGCTAGAATATTAGCTTACGGTAGTAAATATTCATTTAAATATACTGATCCTTCTACTAAAGAAGTTGAGGATGTAACAGTGGATTTATCGCAGTTAAAAGAGAAAGAAATTGATTGGGATCAAGTGACCGAAGGTTCAAATGAATTTGAATTTACTCTACCCACATCAAATGTGACTGTTACTTATAAAATTCTTTCACATAGAGATGAAAATAAAATTGAATCCGAACTAAAAGGTATTCAGAAAATAAGTAAGAATATGGCCGGAGAAGTTACAGTAAGGCTCGCTAATTCAATTACTTCAGTAAATGGTAATAGAGATCCTAAAATTATTAGAGATTTCTCTAAAAACATGCCTATTAAAGATTCTCAGACGCTTCGTAAACAAATTAATTCAATGACACCAGATATCTTGATGAAATTTGATTTTACAACTAATAGAGGGGAGGTAGTGGAGGGCCTTAGCATACCGATGACGGTTGACTTTTTTTGGCCTGACCTATGAGTATAGAAACCACATGTTCGATGAAATCCTATGGTTATCAATGAACACTAATGGTGGAATTAGCTACGAGATGGCATATCATATGCCTACGGCATATCGATTGATTAATATAAAAAAGGTAGGAGATAAAATACAAGAACACAATGAACAAATAGAAAAAGCAAATAGTAAGGGTAAAACCATGACAATGGAAGATCTTACTAAACGAAAAGACTTCAAACCGGATTACGTTACAACTAAAGCCGCTAGTAAAAATTAGTGGCTTTGATATTTATATATAAAGCTCAAATATGGCGGACCAAGATCCAGATAATTTAATTAATGAAGATTCTATTAATAATGCTAAAAAACTTTCTAATGATGTAGAAGATATAAGAAGTGCATTATTCGACGCACATGATTATGCTAGAGATATGGCAAAGGAACTAAGACAGAGTAGTTCTAGTATTAATAAAATGTTTACTGATACTACTAAGATTAATTACGCTTTAGATGATTATCAAGCAGTTCTAAGTAGAATAGGTAATACGTATATTAGCCAAGGCTCTATTGAAAAAAAAATTATTCAAAATTCAGATATTAGAATACGCGCAGAAAAATCGATTTTAGAAATCACTAAAAAGATCGCTGACAAAGAACAAGAACTAGATACATTAAATGGTAAAACTTCAAAAAAAGCTAAGGTACAAATAGAGAACATTACCAATCAACTGACTCCTTTGAAAGCTATTCTAGAAACGATAAATAAACAAATAGCTAGCCTCGATGCCACGGATAAGGGATATAAAGACGTCCTAAAAGATTTAGATAAGTATAATGATAAAGCACATGATGCCACAATTAATGCATTAGCTCTTAAAAGAATATTATCATCGATTGCTAGTATTCCTATTATAGGACCATTGTTAGATTGGCAACGTATTTCAGATAAAATATTTGGTGAAGGCGGTAGTAACGCAAAAGGTATTGCTGAATTAAAAAAACAAGTAAAGGATTTATTAAATAATACTCTTGTTCGAGGCTTAATAGGTTTATATGCTTTAGAAAAAATATATGATTTATTTAAAGGATATGTAAAAGTTCTTGCAGAAGTAGATAAAGGTGTTACATCTTTATCTAATAATATAGGAATGTCAAAAGCTGCGGGAGATGAACTTTACGACACATTCGGTGATATATCTTGGGATACTATATGGGGTAGTAAAGGATTAATAGCAGGATTAGATAGTTCTTTCATGTCTATTCGAAATATGGTCAATGCGTCTAATGAATTGCAAGATTCATTAGGAACTAACACATTGATGACTGAGGATAGAATTGAAAGCGAAATTTTGCTTACTAAGCAAATGAAAATGAGCAATGAAGAAGCAGCTGGTTTCCAAAGACTATCTGCTATATCCGGAAAAACAGTATCTGGTATTCTTCAAACTACTATTAAACAAAATACAGCAGGTCTTTCATATAAGAAAATATTAAAAGAGGTTTCGGAAGTGAGTGCTGAATTATCAATGAGATTAGGTAATGATCCAGAAAAAATAGCTAAAGCGGTAGTTCAAGCTAATAAATTGGGTTTATCATTGGAGAGCACTCGTAAAATATCTGATAGTTTACTTAATTTCGAATCGTCAATTGAAGGTGAATTAGAAGCTGAATTGTTATTAGGTAAACGATTTAATTTTGAAAAAGCTAGAGAATTAGCTTTAATGGGGAAATCGTCCGAAGCTGCTGCTGATTTATTAGGACAGATTGGCGGTATTAACGAATTGGAGAAGATGAATGTTATTCAACGTGAAAGAGTAGCCAATGCAATTGGTTTGTCTGCCGATGAATTATCTAAAGCGGCAATACAAGAACAAGTTTTGAAACAATTGAATTTAGAAAATGTTGATGCATTAAAAGAAAGAGTAAAAATTCTTCAACAACACAATGACTATACTGGCATTGCAGCATTAGAACAAGAAGCCGCTAAAGTTAGAGGAGGAGATATTTTAGTTCAAGACATAGCTAAAGCATCTGCAGCAGATAAATATGCACAAACAATGGAGAAATTAGAAGATATTTTAGCAAATATATTAGCTCACTCAACGGCTTTGAAAGTAGCATTTGTTGCCTTAGCTGCTGTGGCTGCAGGAATCGCAGCTTCTATGGTAGCCGCAGCGGTTGCGTCTATAATTGCAACAGGAGGAGTATCAGCTCTAACGGCGGGTATTGGAATCGGTGCATTGACTTTAGCTGCAGGTGGGGCTGCTATGTACGCAGTAAGCGATTCAGTCATATCTCCCTCAGGTCAAGTGATGATATCTACACCAAAAGGTGGAATTATCCCAGATAAAAACGATTCTATTATAACAACAACTAATCCTCAAGGATTATTAAACGGTGGAAATAACAACGATGGAATGGCATCGGTTGCTCAAGAAATAAAGAATTTACACCAAACAATTAGTAGAGGTGGTAATGTCTATATTGATTCAGTTAGATCGGGTATGGCGTATGGTATGAGTTATAATTCTTATGCATAATCTATTTATATAAAACGAGAAAATGCCCACATTAGCGGATTTAGCAAATAATTTACCAAATTATCAGTATTATAGCGGAATAGGAAACTTTAATGCTAATAAATTACCGGCAGATAGCGGGCAATTTATAGTTAAAAAGCCTGGTGAGAAATGGAATTTAGGTGTATCGGATACCCTAACTCCATTTGGTATTGTTACAACTGTTAATAGAACACTATCTGATGTTAGTCGTATAAGCCAATTTATGTATACGACTCCTCAAGGTGTAATGTTTTTAGCTAAACAAACCGGTTTACAGCTGACTAATCCTGAATTAGAACATGATGGCGAGGCCTTGCCTACTAATAAACCCCAAACAGGACAAGGGTTTTTTGGAAATGTGTCTAACTCAATTTCTAATTTTGCTAATAAAGCAAGTAATGATTATGGCCCAACAAGAATTTATAATCCGTTAGGAACGAATACACTTGCTGAAGTTGGTGTTGTTGCTTCTGGTATAAGATTCACAAAACACGGATTGGTTCCCGACTTGAATACTAATAAAAATGCGTATAGTGATTATATCCTTAAAAAGGACAAAGATAGTAACAATAGATTATCCGGTCTTATAAAAAAAGTATCAGATCCTAATTTTACAAATGGTATTCTAATTTCTTATAAAGGAGGACCCGGTTCTGCATTTGGTATAGGAAATACAAATATCAAAAAAGCAAATACAAATGATAGACCATCTGCGATGATTTTGACTTCAGTGGATGATGGTCGTGGTGAATATTATTCGTCAATACCATTTAATAGTATTATTAATATTAAAGATTCTATACTAACAATAGATAAGAAAAATTATGATATAGGTAATAATCGAGATTTTAGAAAAATAAAAAAAGATAATACGCCATTTGGTTATTCGTTAACTTTACCATCATCCGATTATCAAAAACTTAACCTAGAAACAAGAATAGGTATAGCAAGATCAAGAACAAGATTGGAAAATCAAACGGCTAAAGGTGATTATTCTGTAGACATATCAGGATCATCTGATCATTTGAATAGAATAAGTTTATTTTATGCTGAAAATGTAGATGCTGAAAATGTATCCAACCAATTAGATATTAATAATGAAGTAATAGGAAAAAGAAATGATTTAATAAAATTCCGTATTAAATCATATGATAATAATTCTAATAGTACGGGTGGAGTATATATGATATTTAGAGCATATTTAAGTAATATAAAGAGATCCATGAATGCTAAATGGAATCCTTACAATTATGTCGGTAGAGGTGAAAGTTTTTATTTATATGATGGATTTACAGAATCCATATCTTTTCAATTCACTATTATGGCATCAAGTAGAGGCGAGATGAAACCTTTATATCAAAAGTTGAATTACTTAATGTCTACTTTAGCACCTGATTATAATTCGAATAACAGAATGAGAGGAAATATATCTGAGTTAACTATTGGTGATTTTGTTAAATATCAACCCGGAATTATAACCAATTTAGATATAGCAATAGACGAAGATACCAATTGGGAGATCGCATTATCAGAACCATTAGGTACAGAGCAAAGAGATGCGGATATGCACGAATTACCACATATGCTTAAATGCAGCATGACATTTATTCCTATTTATAATTTCTTACCAAGAAAATCTTCAGAAGCACCATTTATAGGTATCAATGATAATGAAAATAAAGGAAAAGGAAAAGACTGGACTAAGCATGATACCGGTAAAAAAACTTCTAATAATGATCCTATATATGCCGGAAATGATACGGATTTAAAAAATCTTACATCTAAATAAAAATGAGATACGATAATATAAAAGTTCTAACTGATTCTGATACTAAAATAAAATATTTAAGGGGCGTAAAATACCCTTCAATAGATTATGATAATAATGATATTTACGTTATAACTAATATTGGTGATAGATTAGATTTATTAGCCAATGAATATTACGGAAATATAGATTTCTATTGGATGATATTAGTCGCCAATAATTTGCCAGGAGATAGTATATTTGTGGCTCCAAATTTACAATTGAGGATTCCGGTTAATACCACCAAGATATTGCAGGATTTCGATTTATTAAATGAAATATAAAAGTTACATATAGATGTCCATATTTAAATCCTCATTTAAACCTTTTGTTAGAAATCAAATAACAGCTAGGCAAGATTTAGTTAATTCTAGAGGAACTAGACCCCTAGATTTACAAAAATACGTCTCAGCTAAATCTCCATGGGTTAAAATGACTTCTTTTGTTGATTACGCTAACCCTAAAAAAAATGGTAATCCCGATTCTACATTAGCACAAAAATATATCTTATGTGGAGGAACATTATATCCAGATTGGAACGATCCTGATAAAATACAATATACATTGAGATCTGGTATTAACGCTAAAGGATCTGCATATGGAACCGATTTAGGATACGCAGGACATGATAAAACACCAAAAAACGGTCAACAATACGGTATAAGACCAATGCCGGGAATTAGTGACGTTGACATAAAATCTAAAAGTGCTTACGGATCATTGAGAGAAGCCGTCGTAAAGTTTTATGCCTGGGATGTCAATCAGTTAGAAGACTTATTGATTCTTTTTATGAGGCCGGGATATCAAGTACTATTAGAATGGGGTTGGTCGATGTACATCGATTCGGAAAATAAAGGAAATATAAAATCTTTTGATGGAAATACAATAAACTGTTTTAGAGATAATATTACACAAGATTTCATATACGATAAAATAGAAGAATTACAAAAAAAGTATTCGGGTAACTATGAAGCTATGCTAGGTGTGATACGAAATTACGAAACTTCTGTATTGCCAAATGGCGGATTTGAGTGCGCAGTTACACTAATCAGTATCGGAGATGTTATAGATAGTCTAAGAATGAATACTGAAAATGGTCAGATAAATAATTCAACAGACGAATCTAAGAAATTGCAGGATGAATTCGAGATATATCTAAGATCTTTCTGTCAATCTGCAGATTCATTAGATTATATAATGCAACCTTTTATTAAAGAGATTAGACAAAGCGCGGAAGACATTAATATTTATCATTCTAATGAAAAACAAAAAAATATTAAAATTGATACTAATATTTATATCAGCGATTTAAGTTCTGATATTTCTACTAATATTAAGGCTCCTGTAACCGGAAATAATAACGGATCAACTTTAAACGAAAATACAGATATGCCCGGTGATGCGGCATATTCATATTATATGCAATTTGCATATTTTATTCATTTCTTGAATAGCCAAAAAAATTTATATTTTAATGATAAGGATAAATTATTAAATTTAGAAATACCTTTACCTTATTCTTCTAGTTTAAATGAACCTGTAACCAAAAAAAATTTTGGAAATGGATTGTGCTTAGGCTCTTATGATTCTGTTACTATAGATAATACATGCTGTTTAATACAGAATCCAAATTCTAAAGTATTATCAAAGAATGGATTTGTACATCCGTATTTATATAATACGTCTATCAACATTACGATAAATAATACTGTACCGATTGCTCCTGCAATCCCTGTAAATTCATTTTCAAATGGTTTTTTGCCACCCAATATATCAACTAATCCTGTACCACATATACTAGCTAATGCTACTATGAATGATTATCTATACGAAGATACTAATCTAGGAATAATAGGTAATGTATATGTCAATATAGGTAAGATGATTGATTTGTATAAAAGCGAAATACAAAATAATAATGGATTTGCATATCTTGGTAAATTTATTAAAAGAATATTAAAAGATATTCAATTTACTCTAGGCTCTATAAATGATTTTGATATATCTGTTCAAGAAAATAGAATGATTATCATAGATAAACATTATGTGGAACCCCCATCAGATACAAGAAAAGAAGAAAAATTTCAGATAAACATTTTAGGAACCGATAGTATTGTTAGAAATGAAAAAATAATTTCAAAAATATTTCCTTCTCAAGCTACTATAATAGCAATAGCGGCTCAGAGCAGAGAAAATGTTGCATCATTACAAAGTTCTACATATACACAGATGAATGCCGGACTTAGAAATAGATTATTATCTTCATCCGATTTATCTTCTTATGCAAACGAGATATCTGATTTGCAAAAAGAAAAAGACAAAATCTTTAATAATAATATGGTATCTTTAGTTGAATATATAAATGATACTGTATTGAAAGGATCAATTATAATAAATAAAAAACCTAATTTATCTGCTATTAATACGTTTTTAAATAATTTTTTAGTTAAATATGATAATGCAACAAACTATAGAGCCATTGTTCCAGTTTCATTGGATATAACAATAGACGGAATAAGCGGAATAACAATAGGAGAAATATTTAGAATAAACAACGATATACTACCAAGAGAATACGGCGATAAAGGAATAGGTTTTATAGTTACAAGAATTTCTCATAAAATAACAAGACCCGATTGGACAACAACATTGGAAACACAATTTTGTTTATTGGATCAGGATGTTAGACAAAGTGAATTGTATAAAAATCAAATTGAAGCAAAAAACAAAATAAATGAAACTATAAATAAAAATAAGAAGGATTTAAGAGCAGCAATAGCTTTGTATAATTTACTAGCAAGTTATTTTGTCGATTTAGTATCAGCTAGATATAAAATTGCTTTTGATTCATTTAGTAAAGGTTCTTTTATAATAACTTATAAAGAAAGCTCTTCAAAAAAACATCTAAAAGCTAGATTAGACGAGAGAGATCTAAATTTTGATGGTGAAAATGTAACAGTAGAAAGTTTTTTAAAAGAAGTTGCTTTACAGAGTGAAAAATCATATTCCGTCTCTCCAGTATTAGCAGTCGATTTATATAATACCAGACCTTATAAAGAGAATGGAACATTATTCTTTCAGGATAGAAAAATAATAGTTTCAAGTACGGATATAGAAATATTACAATCTACTAAGTTTTATAAACAGATGGCAGAATTATCAAGTGACATTAAAAAAACATTTGATACAAATTTAAATGAAATAAAAAATCAAAATAAGACAATATTTCCTTTAATAAACTCAGATTTATCTATCACTGAATATGGACAGTTAAATATAATATATTTTTCAAATTTAATATCTTTTTAATAATCTATGTTCAAAAATGAATAATGAATAATGTACTACCCAAAATCAGAAATAACTCCTAACTTATCAACAAACGGAACAGAATTTGTTTACGTGAGTACAGGAAAACTGTATAAGGGGCCATATTATGCCACATCCGATGGTAAATTCTATACTGGTGCCGAATACAGCCCCAACGCACAAGAAATAATTAAATCTTCTATAAAAAGCGTATCAAAATCATCTACGCCTATTAATTTTATACCTCAACCCTCATCTACCGATTACAATAATGGATTTTTTATCCGTTATGTAATAAAAAGAGTAAATAGTGGCATAGAAACTATAAAAGAAATAAATGAAACCGATTATTATACCATAATTAGAAATCCTCTCTATAACGCTACACAGTTTAAATGGAAGTTAACGGGACCATTATACGATGATTTATCCAATCCTAACATGCCTGTTTATGGAATAATAGATACAAATGAAAGAACGCTACAACAACAAGAGTATATTATCCCGGGTATTTCAAAATTTTTTGTAAACTTGGCTCAGTATTCTAAATAATTGTATATTTTTGTAGCTAAAGGTTATAAAAGTGTATTACATCATTGAAAATAAAGATCAATTATCTAAATTCTCTCAATACGATCTCTCTAATTGTTTTGTTGATATTATAATGATGAATGACGAATATCATCCTGTATTATCAAAACCCTCTCTGATATACATCAAACCATTTAGATCGAGATCCGGCTTTATACTGTCTATAGATCATTCAGAAACCTTTAAACTACATCTAGAAGACGTAATATCTTTATTACGCGATAAGATAGGCCAAATTTATGCAGTAGATGCCAAACGACTAAGATACTTCCTTAATAGAGATAACGCCTTATTCTGCCTTAAAACAGCCAAATATTTGCATTCTGGGGAAATAATCGACGAATCGTCGTATAATACCGCAGCACATAGGTTTTTTTACGGTAAATATGAAAGCAAATGTGATATAAACAGGATAATCCCTGTCGCAAAGCATTATGAGAAGATGGAAAACCTAATTTTGGATTATAAATTCAACCAGAGTTGGTTTAATCCTAAATATTATAAGCTTTATGGTTCCATGGCAATGAATGTGTATAGAAAAATCGAATCTGCTGGTATAAAGGTAGATAATGTCGTGTTTTTCAGTCATTATAAGCCAAAATGTAACTTAATGTCGCTTAAAAACGACATTATTTATACTCATTATAACATATATACCTCTACCGGAAGACCTTCAAATGCATTTAATGGTATAAATTTTAGTGCTATGAAGAAAAACGATGGTAGCAGAATGTCTTTTATAGCTAAAAACGATATTCTGGTTGAATTTGACTATTCATCGTATCATTTGAGAATACTTACTAACCTTATTGGGTATGAATTTGAAGATAAAGACATTCATACACACCTTGGAAAGCTATATTTTGAGAAAAATGATATATCACCGGAAGAATATATCGAAAGTAAGTCACTTACATTCAAACTTTTATATACAGATTCATTTTCAGAAGAATTAATACATATTCCATTTTTTAAAAAGGTTAGAGATTTCAAAAACGAATTATGGGAAAAATATAAAAAATACGGTTATATAGAAAGTTTTATATCAAAAAGACCTATAAGAAATTTAGAGTCTAAAACTCAGTTATTACCGTATATTCTGCAAAATTATGAAACAGAAAGGAATATAATGGTCATGCATGAACTGTTAAATTTCTTAGAAAATAAAAAAACTAAAATTATTTTATATAATTATGATTCTTTTTTATTAGATTTGCATAAAGGCGACGGTAAAGATATTCTGGAGCAAATAAGTTTGATATTAGAGCAGGACGGTTATTACACTTCTGTTAGTTTTGGTAAGAATTACCAAGACATGAAAAAAATTTAATTTTATATTAACAATCAGATATTTATATATGTTATTAAATGAATTATTAGAAATTACGGAAGACCAATTGAATAAGTTATTTTGTACATTCACAAAAAAAGAAGAGTTAGATTATACCATAACGGATATTAGATCGAAGTACAATATATTATATTCGAAAGTATTTGTTTTAGAAATATCTGAAGGAGAAGAATTTGTGTGCACATATAACATCGACAGCGAAAATATCAATAAAAACACTCTTCTTCCTAATACTATCCTAATGCATAGAAGAAAAGAGACTAATACTCTATATACCATAAATTCTCTCAATTCGCTGGTTTCAAAGTTAAATAATGGTGTTATGGACAAAAATTACAAAATAAATTGGATAGATTATAAAAATTCTATACTTTTAACCCGCAGCGGAGATTTTTGCAAATTAGATACTAAAATCCACGATATTTTAGTTTTTAACTAAAATTATTTTGCAGATTTGATTTTAATTAATAGTTTTGTTTTTTAAATTTTAAAAATACAGTTATGTCAAACATTGATTTAATTAAGCAGAGACTGACTAAGCTTCAGTCAAAAACCTCAGGAAATTTTGAAAAAGTTGATTACACGACCCTTTTTTGGAAACCCAAATTAGGAAAATCAGTTGTTAGGATCGTTCCTCGCAAAGCAAACAAAGATTATCCATTTGCTGAAGTTGATTTTCACCAATACAATGTGTTCAAAAAAAGTGTTTACACACTATCAAATTTCGGAGAGAAAGATCCCGTAGAACAATTTGTAAAAGAACTTTACAATGAAAACAACGAGGAAAGTAAAGAATTGGCTCGTAAAATTAAGCCTCGTAAGAAATATTACTGCAATGTGCTGGTAAGAGGCGAAGAAGGCTTAGGTGTTCGTATTTGGGAGTTCAATAAAACCACATATGAAAAATTATTGAGTATTATGGCCGATGACGATTTCGGTGATGTTGCTGATATAAATTCAGGAACCGATCTTACAATCGAAGGTTATAACGATTCTATTAAAATCGGTAAAAGAGATGTAAACTATATCGCAGTTAATGTTACACCTAAACGTAACTTATCTGTTTTATCGGATAACGCTGAGTTAGTTAAGTCTTATTTAGAAAATCAAAAAGACATCTTGGATGTTTATAAAAGATATTCTTACGATGAGATTAAAACAATGCTTAAAGAATATTTAAATCCTACTGATACTACAGAAGAAGCATCTGATTCAGTTGCGAGCGATTCTATTAGCCCGGACGAAGAATCATCTGAAGAAGCTCCGGCAAAAACTTACACTCCGGAAGTTTCTAAAAAAACAGCACCTAAATCATCATCTTCTAAATTCGATGAAATATTTGAAGGAGAAGACTAATAAATAAAATATATGAGTCAAGACGAAATAAAACCCCTTAAGAAAAATATTAAGGAGGCGGTAAACAGCGCCATAAACAAAAACAAAATAGGCTTTGATCTAGCGAAATTTAAAGAGACAAAGAACCTTACTACCGATGGAATGAAACCGCAAACCTGGATTAAAGTATCGGATGCTTTTACATCCGCTACAGGATTGCCTGGTATTCCGGAAGGACAAGTTACAATCATTAGAGGTCACTCTGATACTGGTAAATCTGCTTTAGGAATTGAAGCAGTAGTTTCAGCTCAAAAAGCAGGTAAACTCCCAGTATTGATTATAACTGAAATGAAGTTTTCATGGGAACATGCTAGAATAATGGGATTGGATTTTGAAGAAGTTCCTGATCCAAACACAGGTGAAGTTAGGTATGAAGGACATTTCATTTATGCGGATATCGATAAGGTTGGAACAATTGAACAAGTAGCTGCATTTATGGCTGATTTGATGGATGAGCAAGCAAAAGGTAAATTGCCATTTGATTTGGTTTTCTTCTGGGATTGTGCAGGAACTATTCCTTGTCAGCAATCTATTGATTCCAAATCACAAAACAACGAGTGGGCAGCTGCAGCAATGAGCAGGAACTTCGGTAATTATATCGATCAAAAGATTATCACTTCTCGTAAAATCAATAGACAATTTATAAACACATTTATTGTTGTTAATAAAATTTGGGTGGATAAACCAGCAACATATGGTGCATTGCCTACAGTCAAATCTAAAGGTGGTAATGCTTTATATTCTGATGCAGCATTAGTTATTTTGTTCGGTAATGTGACTAATTCAGGTACATCTAAAATCAAAGCGCAAAAAAATGGTAAAGAAATAGAATTTGCGAAAAGAACTAGAGTATCAATTGAAAAAAATCATATTGATGGTGTTACAGCATCCGCTAAGATTATCATTACTCCCCATGGTTTTATATTAGACGAGAAAAAATACATCGATCGTTATAAGAAAGAACATGCAAATGAGTGGTTATCTATTTTAGGTGTAACAGATTTTGATCTAGTTGAAGAAGAAGATAAGCAAGAAAATATTAACGACATACAAGGTGAAGACTAAATAATGAATAAAGAAAGATTATTAGATATATTTTCTCGCATAAATAAAGAAGATAACGAAGATGTTTTTCGTATACCGGATAATTTCCATTTTAATAGTAGAATTTTATTAATAGACGGCATGAATACCTTTTTAAGAGGATTCTCGGTTGTTAACAAAATGAATTTACTTGGAAATGAAATAGGAGGTATAGTTGGATTTCTTCGATCGATAGGACATGCTATCAAATTATTATCGCCGACTCGCGTCATCATCGTTTTCGATGGTGAAGCGGGATCGACTAATCGAAAATATCTTTATAATGATTATAAGTCTAATAGAGATACTGGTAATATAATGAATCGTTTATCTTTTAATACAAAAGAAGAAGAGGATGATTCTAAATATAATCAGTTAGAACGTTTGATTGATTATCTTTCTTTTTTGCCTGTAACTTTAATTTCTATTGATAAATTAGAAGCAGATGATATTATTGGATACCTATCACAATACATTTATAAAGAGCATTTAGATAGTGAACAATACATTATGTCATCTGATAAAGATTTTTTACAGTTAGTAAATGATAGAATAAAAGCTTATAGTCCTATTAAGAAAAAGATTTATCATGTTGAAGATGTAATCGATGAATTTGAAATACATCCTAATAATTTTCTTCTGTTTAAGACACTAACCGGAGATAGCTCCGATAATATTCCTGGCGTATCAGGATTTGGTAAATTGAATACACCTAAGTTATTTGAATTCATGAAACATGAAGAGACAAAGGATTTAAATACTATCTATGAAATATGCGAAAATCCTCCTAAGAAATCGGTTTTATATGAAAGAATCTTGAATACTAAAAGAGATGTTGAAATCTTCTACAAAATAATGAATCTCAAAAATCCTAACATATCAGAAGAAGATGAATTGGATATACAAGAGTATTTCAAAAAAAGCCACCCCGAATTAAAGAAAATGGATTTTATAAAATTATATCACCATGATAAGATGGGTGATGCTATATCTTATCTTGAGACATGGATAAATACATTTTCAACGTTGAATAGTTATAAGTAACTTTATAATTTACCACGTTTGATGTTTCTATTTATTTTAGAACATAAAGGGCGTAAATTAGTATAATGGCTAAGTTTGATGAGATCTTGTTCGGAAGAAGCCGAAGATATCGGGATTATATGATCGATATCCCACCCGTAATTGTCCGCACCATTATACAAGCCGTGGTTATCCCATGTCATCCAAGGTTCAAATAAAGATTCTAAATGTTGTTTGAAATGATCATAAGAACATCCTAAAATGATAGTTGTCTTATTTTTCTTAATAAAACTTCTACTTTTTAAAGCTCTATGTATATGCGATCTCATAAGACATTCTATTTTATAAATAAAATCTGTTTTATATTTCAATAAACGTTTTTGATTTTTTATCGATTTATAATTTTGATCATATTTTCTTTTTCTATCTTTATACTTATTTTTATGTTTTTCTCTGCTTATTTTTTGTGATTTTTGATATTGTTCTATATTATCACGTTGATACTTTTTTTTATTCTCTATAATTTGAATTCTATTGGATTGATAATAAGTATCATTAAATATTTTAATACATGATTTACATTTATAACTCAAGCCATCGCGAGAGCCTTTTTGTTTATTAAATTCGTTTAAAGATTTTGTGATACCACAAGATTTGCATATCTTTGTCATAATAAAAAAATCCCAACTGTTCATCAGTACCAGTGATTACTAAGTTGAGATCTAAAATAAAAATAAGTTTTAGTATTTACCTGGTACGTAAATACATATATAAATATCAGTATTTTTGGTTTTTTAAATATTTAATAATAAATATAAGAATATGACATTAAAAGGATTATCTGCCTTCGGGCACCACTTTCAAATAAAGGTATTATATTCTTTATTAAACGATAAATTATTCCTACAAAAGATAGCAGATGTAATAACATCTGATTATTTTGAATCACCGGCGCATAAATGGATCATAGAAACTACTTTATCTTATTATGGAAAATATCATACTTATCCAACAATGGAAGTGATGAAAGTAGAAATCAAAAAAGAAAAGAATGAAGTCCTTCGCCTTTCTATTAAAGAAGAATTAAAGCAGGTATATACTACCACTCACGATGAAATCGATTATGTTAAAGAAGAATTTTTTAATTTTTGTAAGAATCAAAGGTTAAAAGAAGCTTTAATAAATTCAGTTGGTCTATTAGAAAGCGGAGAGTACGAAGGTATTCGTAAATTGATCGACGAAGCCATGAAAGCTGGTAATGATAAGAATATAGGACATGAGTACGATAAAGATATTGAAAGTCGTTTTAGAGAAGAAGAAGATAATAAAATACCTTTCCCATGGAAAGTATTTAACGATATTACAGACGGTGGAATTGGTACCGGTAATTTAATGTTATTATTTGCTCCTCCGGGTATAGGTAAATCTACCGTAGTATGTAATATGGCAGCACATGTTATTAAATTGGGTTTCAAAGTAATTTATTATACTTTAGAACTTGACGAAAGGTATGTAGGTAAAAAGATAGATTCTATATTAACCGGCATTGATATGAAGCTGTTAAAAAATCACAGGAAAGAAATAGAAAGCAAAATTCAATCAATACTTGGAAAAATAGTTATCAAAGAATATTCTCCTGGCAGAGCATCATTGGACACCATAGAATCACATTTAAAACAATTAGCAGCTAATAATGATTTTTATCCGGATTTAATAATAATTGATTATCCAGATCTTTTAAAACCACGTAAAGCTAGGAAAGAATCTAAAGAAGAACTGGATGATATTTACACAGATGTTAAAGGATTAGCCAAAGATAATAAGATTCCAGTTATTTGTCCTTCGCAAATCAATCGTATGGGTGCAAAAGATGATATTATTGAAGGCGATAAAGTCGCAGGTAGCTTTCAAAAGATGATGATAGCAGATTTTAGTGTATCTTTGTCTAGAAAAAGAAAAGATAAAATTAATGGTACCGGGAGATTCCATATTATGAAGTCTAGATTAGGACCAGATGGTATGACTTATTCTGCAAAAATTGATCTCAATAAAGGATATATTGATATATCGGAAGATCTATACGATGAAGACACTGAAAATCAATCAGATGATAGCGGAGGGGATTTTTCAAATAATGAACTTCAAAAATTGAAGAATAAATTTATAAGATCATAGACTCATAAGCACAGTATATATAAACAAAAAAAGTTAGATTTTTTTGACTTTTTTTTAAAAAGGGTTTACTATTTATCTTTACGTTTAACAACTCACAAAAAACATATTACATTATGAGCAAATTATTTACCGAAAGGATTCCATTTAAACCGTTCGAGTACCAGGAATATTATAACGAAGGTTGGTTAAAACAGATGCAAGCATTTTGGTTACATACCGAAATACCAATGCAGGGAGACGTTAAGGATTGGAATGAAAATTTAAATGAATCTGAGAAACATTTAGTCGGTAATATCCTTTTAGGTTTTGCTCAAACAGAATGCGCAGTATCGGATTATTGGACAGGCATGGTAACTAAATGGTTTCCAAAACATGAGATAAGGCAAATGGCTATGGCGTTTGGTTCACAGGAAACGATCCATTCAATAGCATATTCATATCTTAATGAAACATTAGGTTTAGATGATTTTGCTGGGTTCTTGCATGAGCCAGCAACAAAAGCGAGATTTGAATTATTAACCGAAACAACTGCTGATTGGACACCTCAAGATCTGGATACAAATCCACAAGCAAGAAAAGAAGTTGGCAAAAGTCTAGCTATATTCTCAGCATTTGCTGAAGGGGTATCTTTATATTCTTCTTTTGCGGTATTATACTCATTTCAAATGAGAAATCTTTTAAAAGGAATTGGTCAACAGATGAAATGGAGTGTTAGAGACGAATCTTTACATTCTAAAATGGGTTGTCAATTGTTTAGGCATATGTGTCAAGAGTTTCCTGAACTACTAAACGATGCTAGAAATGATATTTTTGAAGCAGCTAATTTAATTAGAGATCTAGAATTTAACTATATTGATAAAATGTTTGAGATGGGTGATTTAGAAAATCTTAAAAAAGATCATTTGAAACATTTTATTATACAGAGAATAAATGAAAAACTTAGAGAACTAGGTTACGAAGGAACACTTGAATATGATAAAAATAAAGCAGCAGAATTAGATTGGTTTTATAATTTAGCGGGTGGTGTAACATGGACTGATTTTTTTGCTATAAGATCAACCGATTATTCCAAAGCAGGTGAGGGGGAAGATTGGGATGATATATTTTAAAAAATAGTTCTATTATCTAATGGTTTTTCTACTTAACCTATATTTATAATAAACAATTATACTATGTATATTTATAAAACTACAAATTGTATAAACGGAAAAGTTTATATAGGAAAAAGTGAAAAATTATTTAATAAAAACTATTATGGTTCTGGTATTTTATTAGAGAAGGCTATAAAAAAATATGGAAAAAGCAATTTTAAAATTGAAGTGTTAGAAGAATTGTTTACAATTGATGAATTAAATGAAAGGGAAAAATATTGGATAGAATATTATTCAGGTAATTCGTATAATTTAGCTGAAGGTGGTACTGGTGGATGGACAACTAAACATTACTCATCTGAACAAAAAGAAGTATATAGTAAATTGCTATCATCAAAACGAATTGGAAGAACACATACGATTGAAACAATTGAAAAACTAAAAAAAATGCATGCTGGTAAAAAATTTGGAGATAGTAAAAAGGTTAGTGAAACCATTAAAAAAATGTGGAATGACCCTAATTCAATATTTAACACTCCAGAATATAGAAAAAGATTGTCGGAAGCCGGTAAAAAAAGAGTTTGGACTGAAGAAACAAAAGAAAAAATTAGAAAAAGCAAATTAGGTTCAAATAGTCCGGTAGCAATTAAAATTGAAGTGGATGGTTTATTATATGAAACAAGAAGAGAATGTGCTAAACATTTTGGTATAAGTGAACCCGCAGTTACTAAAAGATGTAAAAGCAAAAACTTTGAAAATTGGAAAATCATTAAATAAAAAAATTAAATAGAGTATGAAATATTACGGAGAAGAATTCGGTTGGGAAATAGGTGTCGACTACCCTGAGTGGGCTAACACAGAAATATACATAAAAACAATTTCAAAAGGGTATTTACAGGAAGGTGAAAAACCAAAGGATGCATACTGGAGAGTATCAACAACAATTGCTAAAAGGTTAGGTAAACCTGCATTGGCTACTAAATTCTTTGATTATATGTGGAAAGGTTGGTTATGTTTAGCCACACCAGTACTATCAAATACCGGCACAGACAGAGGATTGCCAATATCATGTTTTGGTATTGATGTGGGTGATAGTATTTTTGAAATAGGAAACAAAAATTTAGAATTGATGCTACTCGCAAAACACGGTGGCGGTGTTGGCATTGGGGTAAACATGATTAGACCAGCAGGTTCTAAAATTACTGGTAACGGTACATCCGATGGTGTTATACCATTTGTTAAAATTTATGACTCAACAATATTAGCAACAAATCAGGGTTCCGTTCGTAGAGGTGCTGCTTCTGTAAATATAAAAATCGAACATAAAGATTTTGAAGATTTCTTAGAAATCAGAGAACCTAAAGGTGATGTCAATCGCCAATCATTAAACTTACATCAATGTGTTGTAGTTAGTGATAAATTTATGAAAAAATTAGAAGACGGTGATCCTGAAGCTAGAAGAAAATGGGGTAAACTATTACAAAAAAGAAAAGCAACTGGCGAACCATATATCATGTTTAAAGGAAATGTTAATAAACAAAATCCTGACATGTATAAGAAAAATGGTTTGAAAGTTCATATGACTAATATATGTTCTGAAATTGTTCTTCACACAGACGAACAACATTCATTTGTTTGCTGTTTAAGTTCACTTAATTTAGCAAAATACGATGAATGGAAAGATACTGATTTAGTTTACACTTCGACATTATTCTTAGATGGAGTTTTAGAAGAGTTCATCCAGAGAGCAAAAAACATGAAAGGATTCGAGAATGCGGTTCGTTCTGCTGAACGTGGTAGAGCATTAGGTTTAGGTGTCTTAGGTTGGCATACTTATTTACAACAAAAAGGTATTCCATTTGAAGGTCTTCTGGCTCAATTTGAAACCCGTAAGATTTTTTCTCAGCTAAAGATTGAAAGTGAAAGAGCAAGTAGAGATATGGCTAAAGAATACGGTGAACCTTTATGGTGTAAAGATTTCGGTATGAGAAATACACATTTACGATGTGTCGCTCCGACTGTTTCTAATTCAAAATTAAGCGGTAATGTAAGTAGCGGTATCGAACCATGGGCAGCAAATGTTTTCACAGAACAAACAGCAAAAGGAACTTTTATTAGAAAAAATCCTGAGTTAGAAAAAATACTACGTAAAATAGGTAAAAATACTAAAGATGTTTGGGATCAGATTTTAGCAGATGGTGGTTCAGTATTAGGTCTAGATTTTTTAGATAAATGGTGTTTTGTTGATTCTAAAGCAGTTGAAATAACTGAAGTTTCTGAAGAGAATAAATTTAAAATAGTCCCAGTTAAAGATGTTTTTAAGACATTTAAGGAAATAAATCAATTGGATTTAGTAAGACAAGCTGGTGTTAGACAACAATATATTGATCAATCTGTATCATTAAATTTAGCATTTCCGGCAATAGCTGAACCGAAATGGATAAATACTGTTCATTTAGAAGCTTGGAAACAAGGTGTTAAAACATTATACTACATGAGAACAGAATCAGTATTAAGAGGAGATATAGCAGCACAAGCAATGGATCCAGATTGTATTAGTTGTGAAGCATAATATTTATCATCAATAGATATTTAAAAAAAATTTGGTAAGTAATTAATATTTATCTAATTTTGAAAAAAATAAATTATGTCTACTATAGAAGCAATTCTTTTTTCTATTTTGTTTTTAACAAATGCATATTTTTTATATCTATTTGATATACAGAAAAAAATTAATGTTAAGTTATTAGATTTTTTAATAAAAATTTCAAAGTTACCAATAGTAAAAAAAGAACCCGAAGAAAAAAATTAATTAGTTATGAAAAAGAATTCATTAGTTATTTGCATTATAGGACACCCAGGTGTTCTAATAAAAGGAGAAATTTATACAGTATCTGAAATTACTAAACAAGGTAATGTAAGATTAGAAGAGGTAGAACCTCCTAAGCCTCATACTTCTTTCAAAAAAAATAGATTCATAGAAATTCAAGAGCCTATGGATGTAAATAAATTAATTGAAAATATAATAAGTTTACAACTATGACAATAAAATTTAAAAAACTAAATGATCTTGCTAAAGATCCATTTTACGCCAGCGAAGGTGCATCCGGATTTGATATATGTTCTGTAGAGAATGTATTGATACCACCTAATGAAAGGAAATTAATATCAACTGGACTTTCGATTGAAATACCTGAAGAATATGAATTGCAAATAAGACCCAGAAGTGGCTTTGCATATAAAAACGGAATAACTGTTTTAAATACACCTGGAACTATCGATAGTGATTATCGTGGAGAAATTAAAGTTTTATTAATAAACCTAGGGTCAGTTAGTTTCATGGTAAATGTCGGAGATAGAATCGCTCAAGGAGTTATCATGGCTGTTCCTACTATAAAATTTGCACAGGTATATACACTATCTGAAACAGAAAGAGGTGCAGGTGGATTTGGTAGTACTGGTAAGTAAAAATAAATAAAGGTTATGTATCAATCATTGTATTTTAATTATAAGACAAGGACATGTCATCTTCGAGATGATTCGGAAGGATGGTGTGAATTTGAATATCATCCTACTTATTATAAAATTGATGCTAATGGTTCTTTTGAAACCTTAGATGGTAAAAGAGCAAATCCTACAAAAAAATATGATAAAGAAGATAATAATCTTTATGAAAAAGATGTTGATAAGAATTTATCTATACTCCTTGATATTTACAGAGATATAGATGATGTTCCATCTTATCATAATAAGATATATCTAGACATAGAAACAGAACGAGGAGAAGCTATTAATTTAGCATATTGTCAACGTGCTCCTGTTAAGATCACTTCTATTGCAATTTACGACGAAACAGGTGATCATTATTATGCTTATGTATTAGATTCGTCCGGTCTCATGGAAAAATCTATCAATTCAGATATATCGGTTATACCCTGTTCTAATGAAGCTTCATTATTAGTATCATTTCTCAATAAATGGACTGAAATAGATCCTACTATTATTGTTCATTGGAATGGAGATAATTTTGATATACCTTATCTTTATAATAGGATGAAAAAAGTATTAGGTCAATTTAAAGCTAATACTCTTTCTCCTTTAGGGATTGTGGAATTCGATGAAAGAGATCCTAAGATGCCCTATAAGATAGCAGGAGTCAATTCATTTGACTATATGAGATTGTACAAGAAATTTATTCCAAAGCAACAACCTTCATATGCATTAGATGCTATTTGTCGAAAAGAATTAGGTAGAGGTAAAATCGAATATGAAGGATCGCTAGATAGACTCTTTAGAGAAGATGTACAAAAATTCATTGAATATAATATCAATGATGTTAGATTGATAGTAGATCTTGATAAAAAGAGAAAATTTATTGATCTGGCCATAATGGTTTGTCATTTGGGACATGTTCCTTACAATTATGTTTACGAATCATCAAGAGTAGTAGAAGGCGCCATCATGACGTATCTTAAAAGAAAAGATATCGTTTCTCCCAATAAGCCTACTACAATAAATCCGGAATTGAAAAAGCAATTATCAGACGGTAATGAAGATAGTGATGAAAAATTTGCAGGGGCTTACGTGAAAGATCCTATCCCTGGATTATACGGATGGAATTTTGACTTGGACATTGAATCGGAATATCCTAGTGCCGGCATCTTATTAAACGTAGGTATTGATACTTTTATGTTTAAAATATCAGTAGAAGATCCATGGGATGATTCGTGGAATTTGAATGATATGAAATTAAAAAATCCGGATCAAACAGTTACAATAGAAAAGATAAACGGTGAAATAAAAGAAATTAAAATAGGTAAGCTTGTAAATGTCATTGAACATAATAAATTAACTATTTCACCAAACGGTGTTGCGTTTACTACTGATCAACCTAGTATACTAGCTGAGGTGATGGACTCATGGTTCTTGAAACGTAAGGAATTCAAGAAAACAATGATTAAATACGGCGAAGAAGGTAATCAAAAAATGTATGCTTTTTATGATTTGTATCAGCAAGTAATGAAAGTATTCTTGAATAGTATCTACGGATGCTTAGGTCTTAAGTCCTTTAGATACGCAGATGGTAAAGATTATCTGGCATCTGCGATAACTTCTACCGGAAGAGTTATTATTACTAGATCTGCAAATTTTGTTAATGAAAAAATCAACAGGGAATATGATCAAACCGCAGAGATGAAGGATTACATATTGCAAAGTGATACCGATTCAATGTATATAGAAGCTTCTCCTATCCTTAAAAGATTAGATATAAAAATATCGGAGCATGAGAAGGTTGTTCAAGAAGTTAGAAAGATTGCAAAAGAATTTTCTGACTCATTAAACAATTATTATGCTACTGAATTTACAAAAAAGCATTTTAACTCTGATAATAATAGGGTTAGAATTAAATCTGAAACAATAGCTAAATCTCTTTACATATCTGCTAAAAAACAATATGCTCAGTACATTGTAGATAAAGAAGGTGTACCGGTTGAAGATTTTGATTTTAAAGGCATGGATGTTATGAAATCATCTTTCCCTCCTGTATTTAGAAACTTCATGCAACAAGTAATAAAAGATATTCTTTTTGGTAAAGATAAAGCACACTTTGATAAAGTTATATTAGATTTCAGAGATAAATTTAGAGATCTTTCTTTACAAGAAGTTTGTAAACCTACCGGATTAAATAAATATACTGAGTATATTGCTAAGAAACCGGGTGCCGGTAGAATATTTACAGAAATCAAATTACATTGTCCAGTCAATACTAAGGCTGCGATTTATCATAACGATCTTTTGAAATTTAAAGGATTAGATAAAAAAATACCTTTCATTCAAGTCGGGGATAAAATAAAATGGATATACTTAAAAGAAAATCCATATAATATAGATGTTCTCGCAGTGAATGGGTATGAACCTTCTCAGGAAATATTAGAGATAATGGAAAAATATATGGATAGAGAAGCCATGTTTGATAGGAATCTAGTAAAAAAACTAGAAAAAATCTACGATAATTTGGGTTGGGGCTCGATTAATTTCAATTCTAATGTTGGTCGTTTCATGAAATTTATTTAATTTTGTATTGTTATGAGTATAAAAGAGTTATTAATATCATCGATTAGAAAAAACTTCTTAGATTTAACAGGAGTTGATGATTACTATATCTTCTGGAAAGTAGAAGATAGAAAAATTAAACTTGGATCTTATGTGATTGCACATAAAAGTTCTACATTAAGTATAGTAGAAGTCGATCCTGTTTTTATTCCAAATTCATCTGCTCTTATACGAGATCCAGGAAGGCTTTTAAAGATGTTAGCTATAACAAATGATAATCTCAAAATTGAAATTGCAGATAATAAAATGAAATTATCCGACGATGCATATGATTTGGAATTCATTTTATGCGACCAATCTACTGTTGGAATAAAGCTACCTTTGATAGAAGAACCATTATCTTATGATATTATATTAGAAATCAATGATGATTTTGCTAATAAGTTCATATCAGCTAAAAATGCAAATAGTAGCGAAATAGTATCAGTTGAAGTTAAAGACAGAAAAGCTAAATTCGAATTAGGAGAAACTAATGGATATAGTAATAAAATTAAATTTTCGATAGAATTGGATGGTATGTTCGAAATGGAGAAAATTTTATTTTCATCAGATATTATAGAAGAAATATTCAAAAGAAATAAAAATTCCAATGGAAAGTTGTATGTTTGTGAAGATGGATTGATGATGATCGAATACCAGAAAGAAGAAATTAAAAGTAAGTATTTTTTAGTAGCATTAGATAAATTATAAATTATGAGTAAAACAGTTGCATTGCACGACAAAGTCGTATTAAAAAAGATTGATGAAGAAACAAAAATGTTAGGAGGTATTATTGTTCCTGATACCGGCAAAGAAAAATCTAATTACTTTGAAGTGGTTAGCGCCGGACCGGGGATGTATGATACTACTAATGGTAATTTCTTCCCCATGACAGTCACTCCAGGTGATAAAGTAATAGTTCCTAAATCATCCGTTACACAAATCATTGTTGATGGTGATGAATATTATGTTTGTAGAGAAGTAGAAATTTTAACAATTATTAAAGAAGATTAAAAAAGTAAAGATGATAAAGACAGAATTTGGAACAGAACTAAAGAAAAAAATATTAAACGGAATCAATAAAATGAATGATTCTGTGTCCTCGACCTTAGGACCTAGTGGTAGAAATGTAATCATCAGAGAAGAAGATGGTAATATCAAAATCACTAAAGATGGTGTTACAGTAGCAAAAGCATTTAGTAAATTGGAAGATCCGATAGAAGATATCGGTGCTCAATTGTTAAAAAACGTATCTATCAGATCAGCAGATAAAGTAGGAGATGGTACAACCACTTCAACATTACTTGCAACCGTTATGGTAAACGAAGGTATCAAAGCCATAACTCAAGGTTCAAATGCGGTTGAAGTTAAAAAAGGAATCGATAAAGCAGTTTCAGCAGTAGTCGCTAATTTGAAGACTATCTCAAGAGATATTTCTTCAGAAGAACAAATAACTCAAGTTGCAACAATTTCAGCTAACAATGACATTGAGGTTGGAAATCTTATTGCTACAGCTTTAGATAAAGTAGGAAATGACGGTGTCATTGCGATTGAAGAATCGAAAACCGGTGAGACCGAATTAGAAATAGTTGAAGGTATGATGATTGATAGGGGCTTTAAATCTCCTTATTTCGTGACCAATAATGCAACTATGCAAGCTGTTTTAGATAAACCTTCTATCTTTTTATTCGATGGTAGAATAAGTACATCTAGCCAGATCTTACCTGTATTACAAGCAGCTGCAGCTGAAGGTAACCCATTGTTGATTATTGCCGAAGATGTGGAAAATGAAGCATTAGCTTTATTAGTTGTTAATAAAGTTAATAATACTATTAAAGTTTGTGCAGTTAAAGCTCCTGATTTCGGAGAACGTAGAACACACATCTTAGAAGATATCGCGGTTCTTACCGGCGGTACTGTATTTTCTCCAACAAAAGGACATAAAGTCGATAAGATGAGACCGGAAGAATTTAAAAATTCTTTAGGTAAGGCCAGAGTAATTAATGTTACTTCAAAAGATACTACAATTATTGATGGTAAAGGAACAGTCGAAGCGATTGAGCAAAGATTGAATGAGATAAAAAATCAAATTGATATCGCTAAATCTAATTTTGAAGTAGAAAAATTACAAGATCGATTGTCAAAATTAACAGGTGGAGTAGCAATCATCAATGTAGGTGGTATGAGCGAAGTAGAATTAAAAGAAAAGAAAGATCGCGTTGATGATGCATTGCATGCTACCAAAGCAGCATTAGACCAAGGTATCTTGCCAGGCGGAGGAATGGCGTTGATTAATTGCTTAGATGCCGTTAAAAACGCAGACTACGATAACAATGATCAAGTACTAGGTTCCAAAATCGTTGAAAAGGCACTATACGCTCCATTTAAGACCATATTATCAAATGCTGGTATAGAAGATCATTTCAGTATATTGAGTCGTATAAACTCAAATAAAATCGTTTCTAGTAACCCTATATGGGAAGGCTTCAATGTAAAGACTTCTTTATATGTAGATTTGTTAGAAACAGGTGTTTTGGATCCCACCAAGGTAACTAGAACTGCTCTTGAGAATGCAGCTAGTGTCGCCGGCACTATCTTAACTACTGATTCAACAGTTTATCACGTAGGTGATATTAAAAAAGATGATATTGATTACAGTCAATTTATGCAATAATGTTTGGAAGAAAAGAACACACACTTTGGACTGAGAAATACCGTCCGATAGACCAAGAAAATTATATTGGGAATTATATATTCAAAGAATCTGTTGCAAAATATATTCGTAAGAATGATATTCCTAATATAATTCTTCACGGTGTGCCGGGTACAGGTAAAACTACTGCAGCAAAAATGATAGTTCAAAATATCAATTGTGATCATCTATACCTGAACGGTTCAGATAATAATGGTATTGATACTGTAAGAACTACAATTAAAGATTTTGCTTCTGCTGCTTCATTTAAGCCATTGAAAATAGTTATTTTAGATGACTGTGCCACATTGACTGATCAAGCGCAACAGGGTTTATTGAATATAGTAGAAACATTTAGTAAGAGTACTAGATTTATATTTACTACTAATCATTTGGATAAACTTATTGACGCTTTAAAATCTAGATGTTTATCATTTAAAATAGATCCTCCTTCTAAAAAAGAAGTTGCTATACATTTAATGGGTATATTAGAAAAGGAGAATGTAGAATCCGAAGCTTCTGATATTGCTAAAATAGTTAAAAGGTATTATCCAGATATTAGAAAATGCGTTAGTATTACACAGGAATGCGTTGTTGACAACAAATTAAACATAGAATTTAGTAACTTAGGTAATAAATCTTACTTAAATGATTTATTAGAGCAACTTAAGAAACCAAATAAAAATACCTGGAGAGAAATCAGAACTATACTAGCTGATTCTAATGCTACGGATTATACCGAGTTGTTTAGATTTCTATACGATAAAGTAGATGAATACGCACCAGACAACTATGAAAATGCTATATTTGCTATATCAGAAGCTCAATACCAGAATTATTTTGTTCCGGATAGAGAAATAAATGTAATGAACATGATTTTAAAAATTTTAAAAGTATAACATGAAACTAGTACCAAAAAATGATCCGATACAATTACAATCGCTTCGCCCTGAAATAGAAGCAATGGATTCTTTAGTCGATTCACTAGCACGGTTCGAACCTATTAAAAATCCAAAGTACGTTGGTGGATACAGAAATACTAAAGATGGTGATATCTATGTGCAATTTCATTTGCAAAAAAAGCCTAAATGGATTCATAGACAATTTATGAGAATTCTTTTAGGATTTTACTGGGTGGATAATAAGTAAAATAATAAGTATAAGAATAGTATAATCAATTAAAATAAATAAATAATGCAACAAAATCCATTAGCCGGAATACGATTTGATCAAACAACAGGAGTAATCTGTGAAAATTGTAAGAACAATTCATTTCAAGAAGTCTATTTACTTAGAAAAGTTTCTAAATTCTTAGTAGCAGCAAACACAGATAAAGATCAATTAATACCTATACCTGCATTTAGCTGCAGTAAATGTCATCATATTAATAAAGAATTTTTACCCGAAGGAATAAAAAATGAATCTAACTCAGATGCTAGCTCTAGTGACAACGGATAAAATCCCTTGGAACAATTTAACAATAGAGCAACAAAAAGAATACGATGTATTCATAGTTAATAAAATATTATCAGCAGATACAGAATATGTAGAGTTGGTTAATATTATGCAAATGCACTATAACATGCCCAAGAAACATTCATATAATGTTTTGCTAAGATTATTACCTAAGAAGAAAGTAAATATAGATTTTATAAAAAGCAGTAAAGAGAAAATAAATAAAGATTTACTTCTTATATTATCTAAGCATTACCGGATTTCTATATCAGAGGCAAAATTATATTATAATAAAATGGGTAAAGCTGATATTACAATTTTATTAAACGATTTGGGTTACGATAATAAACAAATCAATAAACTTATGAAATAAGTATGACACAAGAAGAAATAAATAGTAAAATTGAAAATTATCAAATACGACTCGAGGATTATCGATCTCAATTAGAATTGTTATCTAAAAGCGATGATATAATAAATGATTCGATACAAAATAAATTCGATCTTATTATGAAAGAAATAGAATTAATAACAAGTGAATTAGAATCTTTAATAGAGTTAATATAATGAAAACAGCAATATCTATATCTGAAAAACTGTTAAATAAAATAAAAACTGAGAAAAGGGCAGATCAAAGAAACATATCCTTTTCTCAGTTTTCTGTTTATGAATCATGCCCGTATAGATGGTACCTCACATATGCTAAAGGTAATTATTTATTTTCCGGTAGTATTCATACTGTATTTGGTACCGCCATACACGAAGCTGTTCAACAATATCTAACTTTATTATTCAATGATTCTGTAAAAGCTTCGGAAGAATTTGATATGATTGAATTATTTGAGAGAAGATTCAAAGAAGAATACATAAAAGAACTCGAAAGTAACAACGGAGTTCATTTCTCTAGTAAACAAGAGATGCAAGAATTCTATGAAGATGGTATAGAGATATTGAAATATATAAAGAAGAAAAGAAAAATTCTGTTTGATCATAATGATTATGAGTTGCTAGGTATGGAAATACCTATTAACACTGAAATAAAAGACGGTACAGACACTTTTATATTCAATGGATATATAGACATGGTTTATAGAGATAAACGCGAAGGAACGGTCTATATTGAAGATTTTAAGACATCAACTAAAGGATGGTCTAAATATGAGAAATCAGATGATACAAAACAATCTCAGATACTTTTATACAAGAATTATTTTGCCAAACAATTTGGCGTTGATCCAGAAAAAATTATTCCTAAATTTAGAATACTAAAGAGAAAATTATGGGAAGATTCCGCTTTCCCGCAATCTAGAGTACAAATCCATGAGCCAGCCAATGGTAAAGCTAAAGTACATCAAGCTGTTCAAAGATTAGTTAATTTTATAGATGAATGCTATAGTTCAGATGGTAGTCCTAAAGATAAACCTTATTTGAAGAAAGCTTCTGTTAATAATTGTAGATTTTGCCCATTTAGTGATAAACCGGAGTTGTGTAATAAAAAAGTTTAAAAAATTATATATACTTATATATTTTTTATCCGATTCGTATATATTTATATATACATTTTATAAAACAATAAATTATGAAAAATGATAATTTAAAACTAACCTCGGTAAAAGTCCACGAAGATTTGGCTGAAAATTTTAAAATAGAGTCAGTCAGAACCGGTATTACTTTACAAAAACTTGTTAATAGAACTATACATATGTTCTTAACTAATAGCGAGTTTAAATATAAAGTATTGACTTACAACAATTTAGCTACTAGCGGTAGTATTTAAAAAAATTAATTATGAAAAAAATATTGCAAAAAATTGCATTATTCATATTGGGTATGAAGCATGCATATACAAGCACAACAAACGAAGGGGATGTTATAATAATGACAACATATTCTTTATCTATATTCACCCAATCCGTAATTAGCAATGGATTAAAAAATGAAAATTTTGAATTTAAAATAAATGAAGTGTTTTTAAAAACATTAAATGAACATAAAGGTACTGTAGAAGACGGAAAATGTTTTCTAGCAGCTGATCAATTTGTATTAGGAATTAATAAAGACGGAAAAATAAAACCTATTATAGATTGTAAAACCGAAAAACAAAGTACATAGGATTAAATAAAAACAAAACAACGTTATGAATCAAAAGGAAGGTTACATTGAGCGCAGCCAGCGCAAGAAAATTTTATTGCTCGGAGATGATATTAGATTCTTTTCAGGTATTGCGACAATCGCAAGAGAGATAGTTGTAGGTACTGCACATAGATACAATTATGCCGTGATCGGCGGGGCGATAAATCATCCAGATAAAGGAAAAAGATTAGATTTATGTGAATCCACAAATCAAGTAGCTAAGATAAAAGATGCAGAAGTTTATTTATATCCTACTGACGGATACGGAAATCCGGATATGATAAGGAATATGATAAAATATGAAAAACCAGATGCTATATTTTTCATTACTGACCCTAGATATTATACGTGGTTATTTGAAATTGAGCACGAAATAAGAAGTAAAATCCCAATGATCTATCTACAGATATGGGATTGTGAGCCGGCTCCATTGTATAATATTAATTATTACAGAAGTTGTGATGCATTGTTAGCTATTTCCAAACAAACAAAAATCTTAAATGAAGTAATACTAGGAGAAGAAGCTAAATCTAAGATTATAAAATATGTACCTCACGGTATCAATCAGGAATATTTCTATCCTATAGAAAAAGATAGCGTTGAATATGATTCAGTAAAACAAGTTAAGACTGCTTTATTCGGTAATAAGGAATACGATTTTGTCATTTTATTCAATAGTAGGAATATAAGAAGGAAATCTATACCTGATACTATTTTATCCTTTAAACATTTTATAGATGGTTTACCTAAAGAGAAAGCCGATAAATGTTGCTTGCTTCTACATACACAAAGATTAGATGAAAATGGAACCGATTTACCTGCAGTTATAGAACTTTTATTAGGGGAAAGGAAAGATCAAGTTGTTTTTTCTAATCCGGGTAGTGTTACCAACTACATGAATGTCTTATATAATATTTCAGATGCGACTATATTACTAAGTAGCAATGAAGGTTGGGGATTATCTATAACTGAAGCTATGATGGCCGGAAAGATGATTATAGCTAATGTAACTGGGGGTATGCAGGATCAAATGAGATTTGTGGACGAAAATGGAAAATGGATTGAATTTGACGAATCTTTTTGCACCAATCATTTAGCTAAATACAAAGAATGCGGTGAATGGGCAATACCGGTATTCCCTTCTAATATTAGTATACAAGGAAGTATTCCTACTCCATATATTTTCGATGATAGAGTCGATTTCAGAGATGCGGCTAAAGCATTAAGAGAATTACATGATATGCCTGAAGAAGAAAGAGAAAGGAGAGGTAAATTGGCTAGGGAATGGGTATTATCAGAAGAATCTGGTATGAGCGCAATTAAAATGTGTGATAATGTTATTCAAGCAGTTGATGAAACAATAGATACCTTTAAGCCAAGAAAAAGATTTGAAATATATAAAATAGAGGAAAGACCTTTAAAAACATTAAAATTTCCTGTATCTTTGCCTTAATTAATTTTATCTTCTTTAATACAAATAATTTAAAAAATGAGTAATACAAAATTAAAGTGTATCTTTTCTTGCCCGATAGATACCTTCAGCGGTTATGGTAGCAGGGCTAGAGACTTTGCTAAATCATTGATAAAAGTGAAAGGTGATGAGTGGGACATTAAGTTTATGTCCCAAAGATGGGGTAACTGTCCATTTGGAGCATTGGATGAGAATGATCCAGAAGAGAAAGATATATTGGATAGAATATTACCTCCGGGTAATATACCATATCAACCAGATATATGGTTACAACATTCAGTATCTAATGAATTTTATCCAATAGGTAAAGTAAATATAGGTATATCAGCTCTTACAGAATCAACTATTCTTCCTGGAGAAATGTTGGAAGGATTAAATAGAATGCATTTTAATATTGTTTCTTCTGAATACGTAAAAGCAACTGCTGCTAATACCGGTTATCAAAAAGAAGAAAATGGTAAAACAGTAAAAGTTAGTTTGAATAGACCGGTAGAAGTATTGTTTGAAGGTGTTAATACTAATATTTTCAAGAGATTAAAAGAATCAACATTTGATTTATCAATGGTAAAAGAAGAATTCTGTTTCTTAACGGTTGCTCACTGGTTACAGGGGGATCAAGGAGAAGATAGAAAACAACTTACAACTCTTATTAAATCTTTCTTAGAAGCTTTTAAAGGAAAGAAATCTAAACCTGCTTTGATATTAAAAACTAGTTTAGCTGGATTTAGTATCATCGAAAGAGAAATGATTTTGGATAGAATCGATGCCATAAGAAAATCAGTCGATGGTGATTTACCTAACATCTATTTTTTATACGGTGAATTGACAAATGAAGAGATGAATGAATTGTACAATCATCCAAAAATAAAAGCATTTGCTTTAGTGGGTAATGAAGGATTTGGAAGACCGTATTTAGAATTTTCAGCAGCTACAAGCAAACCAATAATCTCTTCTCCCTTCAGCGGACACATGGATTTCTTACACGGTGATTTTAACGTATTTGTTTCAGGTAAAATAGATCAAGTACACCCTTCTGCTGTTAATAATTTTATAATTAAAGAATCTTCTTGGTTTAAGGCTGATCCATTATCTGTTTCTAAAACATTAGAAGAAGTACATAAAAATTATAATAAGTATGTAGAGATGGGTAAAAGACAAGGTCATATATCTAGAACTGATTTTAGCTTAGATAAAATGACTGAGAAGCTAGCGATTATCTTAGAAAAAAATATGCCTAAAATGAGTAGACCAGTCGCTATTTCATTACCTAAATTGAAAACTTTCACACCAGATAAATCTATAGACGAAATAGAATATTTGGAAGAAATAAAATAATTTATTAAATTTGCATTATGACAGACAGAGAACTTATAATTTGGATAAAAGGGTTGGTAGACGGTATACAGGATGAACAAGTACCCGATAAAAATCAATGGGATATTTTAAAAAAAACTGTTAAAGATCACGTTTCTAAATCAAAAGATTTAAATAGTTGGTATTCAAATAATACTTCAGGTAAACATATAATAATAGATTAATATGAAAGATCAATTAACTGCATGTCGTAAATGCGGAAGTCCATTATGTTACGAAAGGCACCTAGATAATATCATTTCATGGGATTGTCTTCAATGTGGATTTACAACTAACACATTACTTTTAGAAAATACAGAAGCTGTCATTGGTTACGAATCTGTGCTTCCTTCTTTATTTAAAGATATTAAATTTATAGATAACGAAGGCTTTGTTTGGTATCCTACAACTGTTACAAAAGAAGGTGTAGGTATTGTATTTCCTGACGGTTCTTCCAAAGAAAATTGGAAATGGGCCTTTGCTCCTCATGTACCGGTATCAGAACAAGAGAAAGAAAAGTTTAAAAAGAAAGATGGAACTTATCATAAATTTAAAACTAATATGAAACAAGTTTTACATTTCGATCAACAGTATTTTTCACAAGCTTTAGAAGCTGCTGGATTAATTTAAAAAATATAATATGGTTAGTGTATCTTATTGTATAACTACTCACAATGAAGGTTCTGTTTATCTAGAACCTTTATTATTCAAATTAACAAAGAATCTTTCAGACGAAGATGAAATCATTGTTGTAGACGATTTTTCAGATGAATCTACCACATTATCTGTTTTGGATAAGTATAAAGATAAAATAAAACTATTCAAGCATAAACTAGATGGTGATTTTGCTGCGCATAAAAATTTTGCTAAAAACCAATGTACTAAGCAATATATATTTTTTATAGACGGTGATGAAAATTTTCATGATAATTTACTTGGAACTCTAAAAGAGATATTGATTAATAATCAAACGATAGATTTATTTCTTGTTCCTAGAGTTAATGTGGTTCCCGGTTTAACTAAAGAACATATTGATAAATGGGGATGGAGAGTCGATTCTAGGAACTATATTAATTATCCTGATTATCAAACTAGAATAGTAATAAATAGCCCTAATATAAGATGGGAGGGTAAAGTTCACGAAAGACTAGTAGGCCACGAAACACACGCCTCCTTGCCGGATGAAACGCAGGATTACTGTCTTTTACATGTAAAGGCATTAAAACGACAAGAAGATCAAAATGCATTTTACCAAACTTTACTATAATGAATATAATATTTCATAGCAACCAACTCGGGATTCGAGGAACAGAAGTAGCATTATATGATATGGCTCATTACAATGAAACCATACTGGGTAATACTTCTTATATAACATATCCTGCAAATAGCGATCTAACTTCATTTGATAAATTTAATAATAGATTTAAAGATAGAATGCTTCCATATGAAGATTTTAGTTCTTTAGAAGAGGTTTGTAATCGATTGGGTATAACTCACTCATATATAATCAAAGCAGGTTATAATGACGGGAAATTAATCTCAGGAGTAAAGAATTTTGTTCATGCTGTTTTTGATGGATCACAACCACACGGTGAGTGCTACATGGCCATAAGCGAATGGTTAGGAAAAAGATATAACATAGATTATCTACCACATAATGTAAGTCTCCCTAATGTAAAAGAGGATTATAGAGAATTTCTAAACATACCAAAAGAAGCGGTTGTTTTTGGCAGATACGGTGGTTATGAACAGTTTGATGTGCCTTATTTACCGGAAGCCATATTTAATGCAGCACAACAAGGTAAATATTTTCTTTTGATGAATACAAAAGAATTACCATACCCTCATCCTAATATAATTTATTTAGAAGGCACCACTGATGTAGATAGCAAAACAGCATTTATAAATACATGCGATGCTATGATTCACGGAAGAACTGATGGGGAAAGTTTTGGGTTAGCTGTATGTGAATTTTTACATCAGAATAAACCAGTTATAACAAATATAGAATGCAGAGATAGACATCATATTTCTCTTATGAAAGAGAAGGGATTTTATTATAATAGCTCTAGTGAGCTTTATGCTATTTTATTTTCATTTGAAAAGAAAAATTATGATGTTAAACAATTGGTAAATCAATTTTCACCAGAGATAGTTATGAAAAAATTTAAAAATATATTTTTATGAGCGATAAAATAAAAAATTGGGAATATTCTTTATTACCCTCGCTTATAAATAATATCAATTATATAGTTGATAATATTCCCGAAAATGGTGTTTTCTATGATGTTGGGGCAAATACTGGATTATTATCTCAAATGGTTTTAAATAAAAGACCAGATGTTAAATTTTATTTATTTGAACCAATTATGGAATTTTGTCAGTACATGTATGATAAATTTTCTAATAACTCTAATGTAGCGATTATAAACACAGCCTTAATGCATGAAAGAGGGGTATTTAAAATATCTAAAGATCATAATAATTTAGGTTACAATACAATTAATTTCATAGAAAATTATGGGATAATAGAAGAAGTTCCAGTTATGACATTATCCGAAGCGTATAAAGAATTTAATTTACCTGAACCCGATTTTATAAAAGCTGATATAGAACAATCAGAATGTTATTTTATAGATGGGTGTAAAGAACTTTTTAATAATGGAATACAACCTAGTAAAATATTAATGGAGATTGGAATACCAAATAATCATCATCTTTTTACTAAAGAAAAAGAAATGATAGAATATTTGTTTAGCCTGGGATATAAAAGATTTGATTACGATAAATCTCATACATACGATGCAATCTTCGAAAAATAAAATAGCATTTATATTTGCATATAGAACATCTGATATTTGGTCTACCCCGTTATCTATAGTAGAAGAATTTAAAAAAAGAGGATGGGAAACAAAAATATATTCTTTGTTTGGAAAAAATGATGAATATACTGATGATAATATCAGAAAAATGATTGATTCAGATAATCCAGATATAGTAATGTATATGGATTGGGGAAGATATGATTCTGAATTATTGAATAAATCTAATCTCCCTTCAGCATATTGGATTATGGAATCTGGAGACGATCCTCAAAACTACGATAAAAATTCTATTAAAGCTCATAAGTTTGATTTGATATTAACTCCTGCTCATGATTCTTATTTGAAATATAAGAATAACGGACACGATGTATTATGGTGGACTCATTTTGCTGATACTAATATACACACCTTATATATGGGTTTTGATGATTTACCGCCAGTGAGATCGACTAGAGGTCAGGGTGGTTCTCAATTTATGGATATTTTGTCTTCACTTATTCCGGATAAATTTATTAATAAGAATGGATTTACAGGTACTGATTATGGGTATTTTTTAAACAATGGTAAAATAGTATTACAAAATAGCCGATGGAAAGAAATAACTAGAAGGATATTTGAAGGTATGGCATGTGGTAGAATGATTTTAACCGATAGGCTCCCAGATGAAACTATGATAAGTACTTTATTCACCGAAGGAAAAGATATTGTTTATTATGATAATTTTTCTGATTGCATTTCTAAAATAAATTATTATCTTAGTCCTGAGGGGATATATGAAAGAGATACTATAGCTAGTAATGGATATGATAATGTTATAAAAAATCATACTCAAAAACAAAGAGTTGATGTTATACTTGAAAAATATAATGAATTTAAAATTAAAAAAATGGAAAATCCAAAATTAGCAAAAGGTTTTGAGCATTTAGCTCAATCTATGCCTACCGGATGGCACTCATCTCATCCTGATTATAAGTTACTCTTTTATAAAGGAGTAGAAGTTTCTCAAGTAACCGGGGCATTGCAAGTACTAAATGAAGAATTCTTTTCTCAGTTTGACACAATAATTGAGATAGGTTCTTATTTCGGTGGTTTATCTTTATGGATTAACGATCATAAAAGACCGGATACAAAATTTATTAGCTATGATATAGACCCTTCAATAAACAGGGTAGCCGCTGCCGGTATTCCTATTGATTTTAGAATAAAAGATTGTTTTTCAGAAGAAGGTAAAAAAGAAATCATAGATCTTATTCAGCTAAAAGGAAAAACATTATTGGTTTGTGATGGGGGTGCTAAAAATGAAGAATTCAAATTATTTTCTAAATATTTGAAATATGACGATGTTATAATTCTTCATGATTTTTTAACAGATGATGCTACGTTTAAACGTTTGGGTAACTTTTGGCAATGGCCTTATGGTGGAGAATCTCAATACACATCTATCGAATCAGCAATAATTGAAAATAATTTAGATCGAATCTCCAATTATGAAGATTTTGTATCAACATTTTGGGGCGCATTTGTAAAAAGATAAAAATGGAAAATATAAGTTTATCAATCGGAATATTGACATGGAAGTCTCATGACACATTATTTAATACATTAAACTCGTATAAAAATAATGGTCTATTAGATATGACATCAGACGTTAGAATATACGCTCAAGAACTTTCCAGAGAAGATCTTAGTATAGCAGATCATTTTCGTATTAAAAATATTATAGGAAGTAAAGAAAATATTGGAATAGGAAAAGCTTTTAATGCACTTATAGATGATGCTAAATACGATCACATCCTCATATTAGAAAATGATTGGGTATTATGTGAAAATCCTCACATAACAAAGAAAGTTATATTAGAATCAATGTCCGCAGTTATTTATGATGGAGTTGATTTTATGAGACTAAGACATGTACAAAACCCAGGTGATCCTTTATACACAAGACAATTTGAAGGAAACGAAATGGCAAGCCCTCAGCATTTATTAGATGCTATTCATTGGCATGGAAAAAATCTAGCTAATGTATTCCCAGATAAAATATTTGAAGGACCCGGTTATTTATTTACTGATTCAAAATTTGGTAATCATACAAATAATCCTTTTCTTTGCAGTAAGAAATTCTATAATGATAATATAAGACCTTATTCCGGAGAAGGTATTCAATTAGAAGGATTAATAAGAGATCAGTGGGTCGATGCTAATTATAAAGTAGCACATAGCACAACTGGTTTATTTACACATCATAGGATGGACCGATGATAAAAAATATATTATAATTTAATAACTAAAAAAAAAACAAGATGAAAAAAATTGTATTATTGTTATCAACAATTACATTATTTTTCGCTATGAGCGGAAAAACACAAGATACTATTCGTATCAAACATACTAATTATGTATCAGTATATTCAAAATCTTTAAAGTATCCAGTATTGGTAGAATGGTGGGAAACAAAAGCAAAGGTAGCTTGTCCTGCACCATTGCCTAGGAAAGATCAATTTGCACCAGATCCATTATTACCAGTAGAAACTAATCTAGGTAAAGACTACGTCGGCTCAGGAACAGATAGAGGTCATATGTCCCCAGCAGCATCAAATGAATGTAATGGTCCTCAAGTATTAACTGAATGTTTTTATTTCTCGAACATGGCTCCCCAATACCATTCACTTAATGCCGGAGATTGGAAAAGCGTCGAAACGTTATCCCGCGACTTGGCCATCAAAAACGATTCAGTTCATATTTGGGCAGGGTCTATTGGTGTGGCAAAAACATTTGGTGCTGATAAAGTTGCCGTTCCCACCGAATGTTGGAAAGTTATCTATATAGTAAAATCAAAAGAATGGTTTGCATACGAGTTCAAAAATACAACAGATAAACCAACGGGAGTCCATTCTCATGAAGTTACAGTTGAGGACATAACTAAATTGACCGGATTTAAATTTAAATAATATGTACAGATACGATATAATAAACACTTTCATAAAAAAATATAATTTTAAAAATTATCTAGAAATCGGAGTATTCACAGGTCAATGTATACGAGAAGTCATAGCCAGCAAGAAAGATGGGGTAGATCCGGGAGTCGAAGGTCATACACCACCTGAAGTGAATTACATAATGGGATCAGATCAATTTTTTGAGATACTGAAATCTAGAAGTGAAAAAAATAAATACGATATAATTTTCATCGATGGATTACATCATTCAGATCAGGTTGATAAAGATATAGAAAACTGTTTAGAATATCTAATCGATGGCGGAATATTGATGTTACATGATTGTAATCCATTAAAAGAAGAATATACTTTTGTTCCCAGAAAAACAGGAATATGGCACGGTGATGTATATAAATCAATATTAAAATTTAAATTGAAAAATATACATACTTTCTTTACAGTTGATACAGATTGTGGATGCGCCGTCATTACAAAAAATTATATAAAAGAAAGTAATATTGATACAGAAAGTTTAGAAAAAGCTTTAGTATCTTGGGAACATTTCGATGCTAATAGAACAGAATTATTGAATTTAATATCACCGGAAAAATTTAAAAAAATATATGAAATTATTTGATTGTTTTACTTTTTTTAATGAGTTGGATTTATTAGAGTTTAGATTAAAATTATTAGGAGATCATGTTGATTATTTTGTAATATGTGAATCTAATCTAACACATTCAGGTAAATCTAAAGAGTACATACTAAACAATAATATTAGTAGATTTAATAAATGGAAAAATAAAATTATCTATTTACCGATAGAACAATCTATAGAAGGATTGTCGTTTGATGAAGTTAATACCTATACTCCAACTAACGGTTCTTGGATTTTGGAAAATCAACAGAGATCAGGTTTATCGTATGTGAATAATATGATAGATGATAATGATTTAGTTCTTGTTGGTGATTTGGATGAAATACCCAATCCTGAAATAATTAAAAAAATTATAGATACTGAAATTCCAATTAATAATCCTATAGTTTTAAGACAATTATTTCATTATTATTTTTTAAATTGTCAAAATGAAGGAGCGGAAAGATGGTGGAACGGAACTATACTTAGTAATGGTATATGTTTTAAAGAATATGGACCACAAGAATTGAGAAATAACAGAAATAATTTAACCATTTTACCTCTAGCCGGTTGGCATTTTTCATACTTAGGGGGAATAGAAAAGATAAAAGCTAAAATACAATCCTTTGCTCACACCGAATTCAATCGACCTGATATATTATCAGACGAGAATATAATAGAGGCATTAGAAAAAGGTACAGACGTTTTAAAAAGACCTGGAGTTTATTATAAATTCTATCCATTAGATTACTATCCTGAATATCTAAGGGATCTGATGAAACAATATCCGTTATTTATCAAAGACATATGAAATTATCAGAAATATTAAACGAATCATGTTTTGGTACCATCGCTACAATCGATGCTGAAGAAAGTATAAACAAGCTTCAATTCTTCCTAGAATGTAATAAAGCGTTTATAAATAACTTCAAACACGTATTAGTATCCCTAAATTTCATTGAAAATACTTCTTCTGAAGTAATTGATCAATATAAAAAGATATGGTCAGAAAACGTCCCTAATGCGGTTTTTTTAATCCATAATGAGAATAAAGGTCATATGTTTGGGACGATAGATTTAGAAGAATCTATTTTCACATTTATAACCGATAATTATAAAGATGTTAGATATATATGGAAAAGTATGGATGATTTTCTTTTATCGGAAAATCTATTCGATGTAGAAGTCCCCAATGTGGGTTTCTATTATTTGCCTGGTTTTAGCTATGAATCTATATATAAAGCCGGAGGTAAAGATGCTCTATTTGAAAATTATGAGAATTATGAAAATGGTTTTTGGACTCCTCAAACAACTTTTTTTATTCTTAATATTAGTACTTCTGATAATCTTTATGGTTCCGATATTCTTGATAAATATAAAATTTATCTCGATCATAAAAAGAACATCCCGGAAATAAAACCATGGGATATTAAATTTGATATAAAATTTGACTGTGAAACCCATTTAGGTAGAACTACAAAGGATATATCCAAATATTGCTTATTAGGGGAAAATAAATTTAAAGAGCTATTAGACTTCGTTGATTTTAATAGAATTGGAGATCCTTCACATAAAAATATATATTTTATAGATTTAAAAATTTCCCATTATCATTTCTATAATGATCTTGTTTTTAACATTTAATTGATTATCTTTGTATTTCAGATATTTATATACGTGAAAACATTAACAGATTTATTAATAGAAGCTGCGCTAAAACCCGAAATAGCACAGCAAATTATAGATAAGAATCAACGTATTTCTATCTACTATAGGGGCGACGAAACCAACCCAAAGGGTTGGAGAAAGTTTGAACCGGCGTTTATTGATAAGGTAAAAGGTAAACAATTTATTGTAGGTTATGAAATAGAAACCTCAGGAGAACTCAAAAAAGAAAGATCTAGATTTGAATTAGATAAAATTGTAAACTGGAACTTATTATCTACTGCCCCAACAACATTCAACCCCAAAGAAGATGATCCTATCGTCGACGCTATTAGGAACAAAAGAGTAGTAAGTTTTTATTATAAAGGAGATAAAGAGGAAGCTCCTGGATATAGAACAGGGATCGAACCTGTTTGCTACGGCAAAAGAAAAGGTATCAAATATTTAAGAGCATGGCAAAAAGGTGGTAAATCTGTTAGTGCAGAGAAAGGTGATAAAAAAAGACAATTACCCAGTTGGAGGTTCTTTAGAGTAGATAGAATAAGAGCATGGAAACCTACTGGTACAGAAACATTCACTGACCCTCCTTCTGCCAATTTTAATCCATATGGAGATAAACTCATGGATACCATATTAATCGTAGCTGACTTTATTAAAAAACCAGGTGAAACTCTACAAGAATCAATAATCGAAGCAGTAAATATATTTTAAAAAATATAGAATGGAAAAGAAAAAACGCAGTAAACATAAAAAACGAATTGTACCTTTTCTAAATTACAACGTAAGAGACTTCAGCGATTACGATACATTATCAAAAACAACAGAACTTAAAAAGATTGTATTCTCTTCTTTATACGAAGCTATCAAAGATAGTATAGCGTGTAGAAAAGAAAATGCAGATATTTTCATGATTAATCAAGATGAATATGTAGTTTTGAATAAAGACAAATGGAAAGACTCTTTACAAAAAGCTATTGAATTCTTTTCTACAGAAGAGATTCAAGACTACGAAAGCTGCAAATTATGTAAAGATTTGATAAATAAATTATAAGTTATGTTAGACAATTTAAGTCCAGACAAATCACATGAAGAAAATGTGAAGGTTGTTATTGATAAAATTCTAGGACAGCCCACCATTTTAAAAAGGAAAAAGAAATCAGCGGAAGATCACAAGAGAATATTGTTCTGCCGGATTATAGATGGGTTAATAGTAGCAGAAGAAAAAGCTATCGCTATTGACGAAATGTTTAGTATAAACATGGAGAAATACAATATCACTTTCTTTGATGTTATACAAGATTTATTGAATTTCAGTTTTAATAAAGAGCAATTGAATCTTATAAATTTCTTCATGTATGATAGGTATTCAGCAGATGGAGCTATATTAGATTTAGTAGACACTGAAGGGAAATTAGTTCCTTTAGAATCTTCTACTGATTTATGGTTTTTAATTAAAAAATTTGAGTAATGGACATCAGGCCAGAATTAAAAAATAAGAAATCAAAATACATACCAGTTAACAAAAAAGAAATATTAAGAGCAGATGTTGAGAGGGCTGTTAAAAATACTAAATCCAACAGAGCTGCAGCTAGATATCTTGGTGTAGATATCAAAACATATAAGAAGTACGCGTCGAAATATACCGATGAAAACGGTAACAATCTATATGAATACCATAATAATAAATCAGCTGTAGGTGTTCCCAAATATACTGTAGGTCTTCCTAGCAGTTCTCAGCTCATTGACATAATGGAAGGTCGGTTAGATAAGAATTTTATATCACATAAAGTTTTTAAGAATAGACTTATATCAGAAGGTTTTATAAAAGAAGAATGTTCAAGATGCGGTTATCATGAAAAAAGAGTTTTAGATGAAAAGGTTCCTATCATTCTTCATTATGTAGACGGTAATAAAAAGAATTGGAAATTAGAAAATATTCAATTCTTATGTTACAATTGTTATTTTCTCTGTGTTGGTGATGTTTTTGAGAAAAAACAAATAGAAGCGATGGAAGATTATATGAGAGGTAATGTAAAGGCGATAGACTTTGATCTTCCCGAAATACATGAGGAACGGATAAAAAAGGAGATTAACTTGGAAAACAGATATATTTATAACAAAGATGATTCGGATAAAGACTCAAACTATGGAGATGATCTAATTTCAATTTATAGAAGATAAATGACAAGGAAAAAGAAAGAAGATACATTAGCCGATGCTCTAATTAAACAAAAAGAAGAATCGGATAAATTAAAAAAATTAGCCAGCAAGGCTGCAGGTCTTGCTTCTCTATTGTCTAACAAACCTAAAATTGATTTATTAAGGAAAGAAGTGATGAGAAGATTGCCGATTATCTTTATGAAGTTGGCGGAAAAGATAGAATTCTTTAAAAATAAGTCACCGGGTAATATAATAAATCTATATAAAGAAATTGATATATGTGAAAAATATATTGATATTTTAGATAAAGATATGACCGTCGATAAAGCTGTAGAGATATTAGAGTGGACCGAAAAAATTGATTCTAAATATGGGTTCGAATCTATTTAAAATACGCATAACTTCTGATAAGGATAAGATGCCTCAGATATTAAGAGATAATGAGCACAGCTTATCCATGGAAATAGTCTATAAAGTATGCCAAGCCATCGATAAAGATTTGGCATCAATAGATATTGCAGAGATAATAACTCCGGCAGAAATAATAACCATTCATTCTACAAGACCCAATTATCTAGATACATTAGAAACTAATCTACAAACTCTTATCAAATACGAAGAATATGAGGTATGCGCAATGGCAAAAACTCATATAGATTTATTGAAAGAAAAAAAATCCAAAAAATATTTGGATAATAAAAAATAATATTTATCTTTGCTTTAGTTCTTTAAAATATGGGCCGGCCAGGCATTTGATTGCTATGTAAAGGGTAGTATCACACGCAGAGGAATGGTTCTCAAGCCTCTTTAATCAAGGAACAAACTAATAAACGACAACACAAACACTCGTCAAGAAGAAGGTGCTAGCATTATCAACATGGCTTTTGCCAATGTTAGAATGGCTGTAGCAGCTTAGTTCTTTCCCTGGTAACTTGGGTGAAACAGTAAGTTACAAAATTGGTATCCATCTACCGTAAAGTGGTCACAATGATGGAACATTCCCCGCCGAGAATGTGGGTAGTCGGGGCGAATTTTTGCTAGTTTAGTAAAATTAGATGGTGGAGCGACTGTACCTAACCAGTATAGTCCCAAATTACGGTGCAGATGAACCTTGTGCTACCGCTTACTGGTAGTAGACAAGTAGTAGTTAGTACTAAGCGTGTGAGACGTTGGTATTATGTTTTCTTAGTAAGACAGCGGTTCGATTCCGCTCCGGTCCACGAGCACTTTTTGTACCTTGGGTGTATCTATAATAAAATATAGATATACCAAGGTAAAAGTGTAAAAAAGAAATTAAATAAAATATTAAAAAAATTATTTTTATACCCTATTATATATGATTAAATATTTATTTTTTATACCGGTATTATCAGTATTTTTTTATATTAATGTTACAAATAAAGATTCCATTAAGATAAATACCGATTCGATTAAACTTGATAGTTATATCAAAAAAACAATAAAGGTTTTAAAGAAAAAACATTTAATAGCACATTAAAGTTTTTGCCATTTTTCTTTATCAGGATTACTATCATATTTAGTACGTCTCCATCGTCCCATTGTTTTTAATAATGGTTGTATTTCTTCAGGTGCATTGTCTAAAAATACATTTAAATTCATATCATATGTAGCTTGTCCATATTTACCTATCGTTTCTTTACTATTAGCCTTATATGCATTTGTAATTTTTTCAAAATCTTGTTTATTTTTAGGAAGGAGATATATACCCTTAAAACCGCTTTCATCTCCTCTTATATTAATAATATATTTTGGTCTACCATCACCAGTATATGTATCTGTAGAAGTTTTAACAATAGGTGGTGTATTTGATGTTAATTTAATAGAAATATTAACATATTGATCTTTAGTAAATTTATTATCATTTACATTATCACCTGGTGTATATTTTTCATCACCTACCAATATTTTAGGTTCACTTATACTAACATCACCTTTTAAAAAACCGTCTTTTTTAGCAGCCTCTATAAATGTCTTAACCATTAATTGAGCAGCATCTGCTCTTTTTTGAGCCAATTGACCTACTTCTAAACGTGGATTACCAGGTTTCTCGGCATCTCTATTAGGAACTTGAGATTCACTTGATATAACTTTAATTTCAAAATTTGATTGAGGATTACGTTGAATAAAAGATCCTATTTGTTTAAGTTTATTTTCAACCTCTTCTGTACTTTTAAATGAATAAGTACCACTCTTAAAAGATGTTCCTATTGGAACTATCAAAGAATCTTTTTTAGCTTGTTGAACAGTATCAACACCTTTACCACCCATGGTTGTTTGAGCCTTAATACCACCAAAGAAACTAGCCGCAGCAATAGCTGCAGCAACTATATTTGATCTGAAATCTTCATCTAATTGTTTTTGTTTTCGATATAGATACAGTTCTTCTTGTATAATTTTTCTTATTAATTCTTTTGATAATACCTTGGATCCCATTATAAATGATTTACTATAATAAATATTTATTATTACAAAATAAAAATATATTTATATAAAAAAAATTTGGAGGAAATAAAAAACCTCTTTATCTTTGTTAAAATTTACAAGTTATGAAATTAGCAAAAGCGCTTAAAATTAAAGGCAAAAAGTTAAAGGAGTATCAAACAACTCTCAGTAAGACTATTAGTCATAATAGTTATGACGTTGATGTTACAGATAATAGAATCTATAATTCAAAAGAATTGTTAAGCAAATCTCAAGACTTGCTAAACGATTACATTGCTTTCAAAGCAGCAATCCACAACACGTCTGCACCAATTAGAAGTAAGATCTTTAGGTTGGGAGAACTCAAGTTTTTTTTAGACCGTATTAACGATATGTCTACTGTCGCAGGAATCCGCAAGTCAGAATCATACTCGGGAACGCCGGTTATCAACACGTACAAAGCTGATATTTCCGAAACTGAAAAGAACGATCTAATAAAACTATTAGAAGACGAGATTGAAGAGATTCAAGACGAAATAGACATCTTCAACGCCACTACTGATTTAGTGGGATATTAAACTTAAAAATGGGGACTGAGTAAGTGGCTGATTTCGATTCAATTGTTCGACCCTACAATCAAACGAAACTGATCTAGACTTGCATTCAAAATTCAAAATTCAATGAATCAAAAGTCAAAAATTAAGACACAAAACTCTTTATGATCAATTATCGTATTAGTCAAAGAAAAGTTCCCATTGTTTTTCTCTTACAAATTAAATAAGTTATGTCAATACAAATAAGAAGATTTTTTAAAGAAGAAAATGGTAACTGGTATGCTGATCTCCCAGATTACATTCAATCCGGAGGAACCAAAGAGGACTGTCAAATGGTATTAGGTGCTGATACCTGGTTGGATATAATAAGTGAAGGACAGTCTGAGATAGTACTAAGCATTTCCAAAGATGAGTTCGAAGGTACTGAATTCCTGAAATTAGATTCAACTGATCTAAAATATCCCGAATACGGGGCTTACTATCGAATAGGTTCTTTTAAAGGTATAAATTATTCTCACGAACGATTATGGTTGTGTCCAGTAACATTGTTTGTGTTTGGGGAATATCCAAATAAGATATATTATAGAAGGAGGGTTGGCAGAGTTGGTCGATCGCACCAGTCTTGAAAACTGGAGATCTCTAAAGGGTCCGTGAGTTCGAATCTCACACCCTCCTCCACTTTAGGTTTTTAAATAAGAATAAAAAATAACTCATGAAAAAAAAATTTGATAAGCATTAGGTAACAAACCTAATGACAAATGAAAACAAAATGGACTGAAAAAGCCATAACAAACAAAGAATATAACATCAGACTAAAAAATTACTCTTGTTATTGCCCAGTTTGTAATAAGAGAGCTGGTATATTCAATGCATACTGTGGACCTACTGGTAAAAAACAAAATAAAAATTGGAAACAGTATAGGAAAACACAATGGAAATAAAATATAAAATCTAGCTAAGTGTCATGCACTGGTCTAACCTCGGAATTACTGGTCGGATTTTATATTTGGTCTGTTCGAATAAGGGTTAGTTCACCTCCCTTTCACGGAGGTAATACGGGTTCGAATCCCGTACAGACTACGAAACTAGCAACGGCTATCATAACAATGACACAGGCGACAGCCGAAATGTAAAAGCGCTCAATGATTAGGCAATGTGAATGATGAGGGTGGAATACCTCGCGTCCTGTAGGTAAACTTCAAAGTCCACCGATATGCTTGTTGCTAGTTTTTTTTAGTCAGGTAGCGTAAAGTAACGCCTCATATTGGTATGAGAGATACAGATTCAAGTTCTGTCCTGACTACACGGGAGGTGTTTTCTCTACTTTGTCCTGCGTCCCAATCAAAGTAGTAAATAGTCAGGTGGCGGAATTGGTAGACGTAATAAAGGCTTAAGACTTTAAAGGTTGCCGACTTAGTCAATGTAAAGTAAGGGTGTCTTTTAGAGAGTAAAATCCAATGAAATACAAACTAAGTAATAGAAACCGTGCAGGTTCGAATCCTGTCCTGACTACGAAGGGAACATAATCTCAAGCAGCCCTAAAATGTGAATCATCTAAGTTTATCCAAACATAAAGATGTGCGACAGACGTTATAGATGCTAAGGTTGACAAACGGGGAAAGACCCGTCCATAGTCAGGTGGCGGAATTGGTAGACGCAGTGGTGTGTTAAATGTGGGAATAGACATAATCCCTAACCCTGAAAAGGGCTAACTGCTTGTCTCTTAGCTACAGGTTCGATTCCTGTCCTGACTACTAAAACCAATTTATGTATAAATTTAAAAAAATAGGTATAATAGGAGTAGCACTATTTTTAGTGTTATATATTTTAAGCTCATTTATTCAAGCTAATTTAGACTGTTCTAAATGGAGTCCAGACAGCAGAGCTGTAATGTGTGGTTGGTGGGCTGTGTTTTTCATTATTTCGATAGTCGCTATTCTTGATCCACTAAAAGATTAAAAGCTTACAAGAGTTAATTTTGCATAATAGTCAGGTGGCGGAAGGGTAGGGGTGTCACCCTGCCGTGGTAGACGCTAAAATAAGAGGTAGGGTAAAAGGTTGGGCATCGAAATTCCTCTTGGCCTAAAAACATCCCGTACAGGTTCGAATCCTGTCCTGACTACTCTAGCGATGGTGGTAACGCGCTTTGAGATTGAAAAGTAACATTTAGCCTGCAAGCTAAACTAAGTGAAAAAGTAAGTCAATAAGGAGGACAATCCCACTCGTCCCTTGCAGGGGACGATTATAGTCAGGTGGCAGATGGTGTCACAGCTGCTTCGGTGGCTGTATCACGCTCCCTGTAATGGGGAGTTCAGGTTCGAATCCTGTCCTGACTACTAAACTTTAAAAATAAAATAAAATGACAAGCAAAGTAAGAAGCAAAGAAGAACAAACAGTAGTCAATGAAACACAATACCCAGATCCGCAACGGCAACCACAGGAAATAGAGGAAGGTCCTGTGCCGCAGATAGAGGGACTTCTTGAAGTTTCAAACCAAAGACTATTGCGAGAATACGAAATAACAATTCGTTTTTTGAACAGGGGTTGTATTATAAACGTAGGCTGCAAGAGCATACCGTTTGAATCAACAGACTCTGCCATTAAAGAGCTCAACGATTACTTAAGAGATCCGCGCAAATCTTCAAAGAAATGGCACGCTGTATTAGATTAGATTCTTAAACTAGTAGGCTTAGTCGGGTGGCGGAATTGGTAGACGCACAAAGAGGTGCATTAACTCTCCTTGGTAATCGTAATAAAGAAGTAAACATTTGCACCTAACGATTAATGCAGGTTCAAGTCCTGTCCTGACTACACAAAAAACAAATAAAATGACAAGCGTAAAGGTTACCGCAAAAGTAAAAGATGATTACACAGACGGCAAGGAAGGATTACTTACCAAGGAACTAATGATCGTTATGTCCGATAGCGATAGCTTAGAAGAGATCCTACAAATGATACTAGGTTGTTGGTACGAGCTGGTAGATTACACCCACGAGCCAATCGATGTATACGTGAGCGAAACCTACGTAAAAGATAGAGCGGTGGACATTATCAAGAGAGCGTAAAATAAAAATTAAAAATAAAAATATGAGTGATTTTAAATTCAAGATTGGGGACAAAGTTTATAAACCAAAGGGATACAAATACCCAGGTATCGTAGTTGCTGTGTTTAAAACCACTTCAGACGAAAAAAGAATTGTTGCAGAGTTGGAAGATAACGGAATGCTTCATATCTTTGCAGAGTCTCAATTAGAGAAAAGAGAAGATTAGAATTGTAGGGTGGTGAAACTAGGCAAACACACCGTCCAGTCCCGACGGCGCGGATAAAGAAATAGATGGGTAATACTGGGGTAGACCACCAGCTTGCAAGCACTTATGTTACCCGTTGAATCTCCGTTTAGAGGTTCGAATCCTCTCCCTACAGCCGTAAAAATAGAATTATGAAACAAGCAATCTACTTGGACGACATCAGAACACCCGTAGATCCTTCTTGGATTGTAGTAAGGAATTACGATGAATTTGTTTCCAAGATTCAGGAGATAGGATTAGAAAATATAGAAATCATATCATTAGACCACGATCTGGGGGACAGTGCTATGAAAGAGTGGAAAACAAACGTGTATCACAACTACAAGTTGGACTATGACAACATTACTGAAAAGACAGGATACGACTGCGCTAAATGGCTAGTTGATCAGTGGATGATTGGTAAACCGGTAGTAAGAGTACTAACTCATTCGGCGAACGCTATTGGAAGTGCGAATATTATGGGATATATTAACAACTACAGGCATATAAATCGTCTGGATCAAAACTGCTTTAGAGTCAATATAAAACATACTTAATTTACAATTTAGTTTTTACACCCGATAGGGTATATTTTTAAAGTAAATATTAAATCAAATACCCGATAGGGTATATTTTTAAAGTAAATATTAAATCAAATATATGAAATGCGTATCTAAAAATGGAGTTTACGATAGAGTAGAAGAGGCAATTGCCGAAACACGAGTTAAAAACCAAGGATGGAATTACGTTAGTAAGTCCGAATGGAAAACTAATACTAGAGTTTCAGTAAGCGAGAAAAGCGAATTGGAACAGGAAAAAAAAGAGAAAACTTTATCTAAAAAGGCAGAAAACAGAAAAAAGATAAATGCCAAAAAAAGAGAAGCTAGTTTCTCAGATAGAATCATGATGTAATAATATATACGATATTTATTAGAAATCAGTTTAATGACTTCTAATGATCGCAAATTTATTGAACATGTAAAGTCTGAATGTGTCAAGTACGGTGTAAAATGCGATCTAAGGGCAGTTAAATACCTTAAATATTCTTCTTCTATGAAAGTCTCCGGATGGTTCGATGGAGACAAAAAAGAACTTGTTTGTGCTAAAAATAGACATGATTTTTTAGAAATATTAGTTCACGAATTCAGCCACCTTACCCAATGGGCAGAGCAATGTGATGTCTGGGTAAACATTGGAAACAGTTACGGTGAAATGGATGAATGGTTAAAAGGTAAACAAGTTCGTAATATTTATTACCATCTCTCTAAATGTAGAGATTTGGAATTAGATAATGAAAAAAGATCAGTCAAGAATATTAAGAAATTTAAACTTTCAATAGATATCGATAGATATATAAGAAAGGCAAATGCATATGTTATTTTTTACAATTGGATGGGGGTAACGAGAAAATGGTGCACTCCTAAAAATAGTCCATATAATAATAATAAATTAATATACTCGATGTCTAACAAATTCAATATGAATTATAAGACAATGAGTAAAAAAGTAGAGAAAGCTTTTAAAGAAGCTAATATATAAAAGAGGCCTAGTGCCTCTTTTTTTATTTAAATAATATTATTTCAAGTATATATTGTATTTATATTTGAAAATCTAAACCATGAAAGTATTACCATTACTTATCATTGGTATAATGCTGTGCACATCAGTAATATGCCAAGATAAAAGTATATATACAAATCCTGTTACAAACTCAATAAAGATAGGACCCTTAACAGGAAACAAGAATTTAGCTTTCGGGTGTAGAAATATTTTCCAAGAGATCTTACAGGACAAAGATTTTACAATTACCTCAAGTCCAGAATCTTCAGATTACGTATTAACAGTAGATATATTGTACTTTGATGTGAATCGTACTAAAAAAAATATATCAGTTTTTCATTCAGACAAAGAAGAAACCTTAGTTATTATGAAAGGTTTGTTATCGGACAAAAGCGGAAATAAAATAAAAGAATCTGTAGCTCAAGAGTCGAGCTCAGAAATTTCCACTTCAACATTAATAACCGATGCTGGTAGTGATAAAATAAATCAACAATCTCTATCTATAGCAATCAAAAAAACTTGTGAATCTTTAATAAACAAACTATTAGAAAAAAAATGAAAAAGCTATTAATCCTATTATCTATTTTGTTCTCTATCAATTCAAATGCTCAATTGATTATAAATCAATCGATTGTTCAAACGCCACCATATCGTGTCGGAGATACATTAACACTTAATTACACAATTTCAAATACCGGAACAACACCTCGTTATTTCTGGTTAAGGTACCAATGGAATAATTCAGCATTACAATATGTTCCTAACAGTACTATATTCTATCAAGGAAATTCTTCACAAACTTATTTCACAATGTGGAGTAATTATTTATTTAACCCTTCCCCGTCAATTAGTATTGGAGATCTGTATGCACAATATAAAGCATCTCCTTGGAACTATATGATTAATAATAGTTGGAATGTAGGACAATTAACAATACAAAGAGCAGATGCTTCTATCAGTGGTGTTATAGCATCTCAAAAATTTATTTTATTAGATAAGAATGATTATACTAATATTCATAAATTAGATATGGCCTATGCAAACGATGCGAGTGGTAAATATATCACAAATATATATTCTCAAATTTTAGATTACTCAATACCAACTTCTAGCATAGTTGGTAATACATCCGCTTATAAAGTAATGATTGCGTTCCCTCAAGGTGATACGTCTATTACACATTTAAATGCGCAGTTAATGAATTTAAATTTAGATGGAACAACTAACTGGACTTTACCTCCTATTGCACAAGCTAGCTTCAATGCGCAAGGTATAGCATCATTTACCGGTTTAAAAGTAGGACAGAAATTTGCAGCATATGTGACCCCATCGTTTCACTCTTTATATTTAGATAATATAGTAACAGTATCCGATGCTTATAAAGCTTTCTTAGGTATATCTGAAGTTGGACTTAACGGAACGTCAAATTATTTTACATACCCTACATTACAGAAAATGATTGGTAATGTTTCAGCATCACCATTAATTGATAGCACTTTTGATAATAACGATGCGTATTATTTATTCTCATATGTGATGGGAATTGATGTAAGCAGTAAAGCGAAAATACCAACAACTGCTGCAAATACGTTTAATTTTATTTCAGGTAAATATAGTACCTGGTATAAAGGTGCAGTATCTGATCACACATTTACAGTTAACTCTATAAATCAAACAGATACATTGGCTTATGCATATGGAGGTGATTTAAATTTTTCAAATTCGACCGATCCTTCGTTAATACCCGGATCTACCGCCGGTCTTAGAATAAGTAAATCTAATTCAGCTGTAGTAACAACCGCTAAATTGAGTTTAACATCTACAATAAGTAATGGTAAAGTTATATTAACAGGAGCATTGTCTCAAGCTGATTTAGCTGGTCTACAAGTGGTATTACAATATGATAATACTAAATTGACTTTAGATAACATAACATTTGATTCTGGAAATACCGTAACTAACTTTTCATCTAAGAATGAAAATAGATTGACATTTGGTTCTATCGATCAGTTAAAAACATCTAGAATTAAAACGGGTACTCCTTATACTCTTACATTTAATTCTAATGTCCCTATAACAAATACAACAGGTTTATTTTTTACAGTATTAGCGGATGCTGTTGATGGAAACGGAAATAAAGTTGCGTTATCTGTAGAATAATAAAAATTAAACTATAAAATAAAAAACAATGAAAAAGCTATTCTTATTAACGTTAATTGTTGTGATTGTATCGGGATGTAGAAAATCAGACATTATATTACCGATAACAAAAGTTCCAACTGATTTAGCAATAGATAATTCAATTGGTATTAAATTAGAGTCAACTTTTGTATCAGGTGATGTATCTATGAATGTTAAAAGCAATATATCTCAACCTGCAATTCTTAAGATATCAGATCTGACCGGTAGAGTTGTTTCAAAATCGGAAGTTGATTTAAAAGCCGGTGATAATATACTGAAAGTTTATTCTGCAGCATTACCTTCATCTGCCTATAGAATTGGATTTTACGATATAAAAGATAATTTATTATCTATAACAGATTTTAATAAATTATAATAATAAATCATTTAATGGTAAAACATTTTTTTACCGTATTGATTTTGTTTCTAGCATGTAATAGATCATATGGACAAACATATACCCAAACGTTTGTAGATAAGTGTACAGGACAAGTCAAAGTGGCAACTACAAATTATGTAAATGGAAATGCTGTAGTTTCTTTTTACGATCAGGTTAAAACATTTACACAGCAGGAAGTCCAATCTGGTATACTACAAGCCTGGTTACAATCCACTTATGCTCTTTATAATGCATTATCTTGCTCGGTAAATCCAGTAGTCACCTCAACTGTACAATCTGCAGCATCACAAGCAGCATCTAACGCAGCCTCAAACGCAGCGTCTGGTGCTGCTAGTGGAGCCGCTTCGGGTGCCGCAAGTAGCTCTGCATCTGCTTCTGCATCTTCTTCTTCCGCATCTTCAAGTAGTAGTACAAGCTCATCAACATCATCAAGTGAATCTAATTCACAGTCTTCAGGTGAAAGTTCATCGTCTTCTTCATCTGATAATAAAAGTAATAGTGATAGCAAATCTTCTTCCGATTCAAAATCAGAAAGCGGTAGTGATTCTAAATCGGATAGCAAAAAATCCGATAGTAAAAGCGAAAATAAAAAGGATGATCAAAAAAAGAAAGAAGAAGAAAAGAAAAAGAAAGAGGAAGAAAAAAAGAAAAAAAAATTAGAAAATACGAATCCGTTATTATTCGCCTCGGATCTAGCCGGTTCAGAATCAGTTGGTGGAAAGTATAGCGCGATGATTTCATTAGGAATATCTAAATCTTCTTTAATGGGAGATAAGTCATATAGCTTAACGGGGATGATATGGTCTACACTAAACCAATTTGCTGTTTCTGGAGGTTATACAAAAATGAATTTTAATAAAGGAAAATTGAATAATATCAATAGTTACTCAATAACAACCGCATATTTACAAGGAAACCTAATGTCTTTGATGGGATATACATATATAAAGCCAAATCCAAAAATAGGTACATATGGTTATAATCTAGGCCTAATTCAACTATTTATGAAAAATTCTAGTGGATCCGGTTATAATACGATGATGTCAACCTCAATGGTAGCTTTTTGGATGAATGCGTATCAAATAAATAAAAAGACAACGGTATCTCCTCAAATATTTTGCATGAATTCTCCTATCGCTTGGGATCCAAAAACAGGAAAATCGACATTTAATAGTCATATTCAATATATTATTGGTACCGGTATAGATTATAAAATAAGTAAAAGGTTTGGTTTTAATTTTTCATATAAAGCATCCGCTCAAACCGAACCTAAAATTACTATTTTAAATAATTTTCAAATTGGGTCCAAATTAATATTATAAAAAATTTTGATAATAAAAAGGTTTGGTATAAAAACTTTAACTATATTTATTTTTATTATTCAAATTGGTTAAAATAATAATATTTATAATAAATAAAATCATATGGCAAAGGCAAAAAAAGAACAATCCCCAGAAGATAAAATGTCCCAAAACGAGAAACATAACGATGGAACTATGAGCGGTTTGAAGAAAACCGTAATTGGTACTATAAGTACACTAGTTATTGGTGGAGGTACATTTTTAATGTCATATCTTCAAAAACCAAAGGATGATGTCAAAGCAAATGGTAATCAACCAGCTATAAATATAAATATACCTTCTCAGCAACAACAACCGGCGGCAGCTACATCTAAGACTGTGATTATCAGAGAGAAAGCAGGAACTGTAGATAATGTTACTAAAAAAACTGAGCAATCGGAGAAACCTAAATCAATTAAAAAAGAGGGAGACGAATTTAAAAAGGAAGATCCTAAATGGTAATGTAATTATTAATGCAATAAATCCTATATGGACCCCGACCCTGATGAAAATAAAATTAATAAACACGATAAAAGAACTCTCGCTAATGTTGGCGATGTTCTTTCTGCCATTCGGTTACGATGCGTTATTCAAATTCATAATGGATATAACTGGTTCATATTGGGTAGCAGATATCGTTTTTTATTCTATATCGGCTTCATTTTTTATATTATATTTTTTATTAAAAGGTTATGTTAGAAAAAAATCTAAATCATCTTAAAATTAAAAAATCATGACTTTCAAAGAATGGGTAATTGAATTGTTCAAAGACGAGAGAGGTTCAATCTCTATCAAACCAGTAGTAGCATTTATTGGAGCATTGTTCCTATGTGTAACAATGTTAGCTAACTCTTTTTCAATAGCAGACATTAAACCTGCTCCTGAATTGGTTAATGCAGTAATGGTTATCACTGCAATCGGAATGGGTGCAGATACCATAGACAAATTCAGTAAAAAATCTCCAGCTGACTCTCCAGCCGAACCAGAAGCATAAATTATAAAGGGAGACTAATAATCTCCCTTTACTTAAACAAATAAAATAAAATAAAATGAAAAAAGTTTTGATTAAAATGTTTCACAAGATCGCATATGTATTCTTGTTATTTATCTTGGTTTCGATTACATTTATTTTTTGTTTTGAATTATTTATTATATATTTGCAATTCAATAATCGTAATGATACGGTAAAAAATATAGATAATAAAATTGCTTGGAAAATAGATGCTACATTTAAGAATGATTCAAATAACATCTGGCATAAGCCTGTTAAAAACAAGTAATAAAAAATGAAAAAAATATTAATCTTATTAGGGCTATTCATTTATTTTAATTCAGAAGCACAAAATATTGGATCTACAAAAACTGAACAATATAAAGCTTCATTTGAAACTAAGATAGATATTAGTCAGTATATGGATTATGATGGTCCACAAATTCCAATTCAAATACTTAAATGTGGAATAAGTGATGAGATGTATGAACAATATCCGGAACTAAAAGAAAAAAAAGTAGGACTTGGTGTTACTAATATATCAATGGAATACCTAGAAAATCTCAATCGTTTTCAATTTACCGAAGATAAAACAGAGATTAAAAACCGAATGGTAAAACAGTTCCAGGCATCGCAAGCTGGTATATCTAAAGATACTTTAAACGGTAGAGGAAAAATTAGATTAGCACATTACTTCGTAGAAATAGAATGCTATGATTACTCAGTATCAGAAGATGAAGAAGTCAATCTAAAGGATGGGGTTAAAGACTTAATGGTAACCAGAATAGGTTTACAAGTCAGATTCACCGATGCTGAAAATGGTACAATAATAGCAGCTTCCGGTTTAGGTGAAGCTAAAACAACAAGAGAATTAACATTTTTAAGCGATGCGACAGTAGATCCAGTTAAATTTAATCAGTCTACGATAAGTATTGCAACTAAAAAAGCTTTAGATATTGCATGTGCAAGAATTCTAAAGCGTATGGTAGATAAAAAAATATTCAATAAATAATACAAATATGGCAAACTCAGCACCAAAACCAAGACCAATGAGAAGTAAAAAGTCTGGAAAGAAAAAAGCAAAGTTGATAAATGTTAATAATGATATTATTAAGAAATTATTAGCATTAGCGTTATTAATTTTTATTTTCGGTTGTACTGCACCGTATAAGATAATTGAAACTTATACAACCGATTCTACAGGAAAAACTGTTAAAACAGTTCAAAAAATCTATCCAAATAGAGATTCAGTTGTTGTTAATCATACGTATAACGATATATCATTATATCCTTATCCATGGAATTATTATCATCCTTACTATCATTTGAGGCCTGTAATTATCTATCCTCGCGTAGCCCATTGGCATAGATAATAAAAAATTTATTTGTTTACGCATATATTATTACTTTTGTTGTTCTAAAATAAAGTTATGGATAAAAAGGAATTTTCATTAGGTAATGGTAATAATTTAGAAATTAAATGTTCTACAATAGTTACTTTAAATCAATCCCTTATTGTGATCAATCAAGGGGAAACTCTCTCTTTAGATGTTACTATAAATGCTGATTTCGGTACTATTCCAGAAAAATATCATGAAATATTTTTAAATGTTCTATCTTCCAAATATTACGGAAGAGCAGTATTTGGAGATAATCCGTTTAGTCAATCCTTATCTAATTCTAAAAAAAGATGGTGGCAATTTTGGAAAAGTAATTAATTATATTATCTTTGTAAAAACGGAATAAAAAATGGAAAAATCTAACGTGGATAATACTGACAATTTATCTAATCAAAAATTAGAAACTAATTTTATAAATAAAAATATTTCTTTTTATTCAGACGACTATGTGGACGAGTTCCCAGTTGGTAGATATTTTATCGATAAATATTCAAAATTACCTTCTTCTTGTGTTTTAGAAGATAATTTAAAATTAGAACTTATTACAGAATTGATAGGTAATGATTATAAATTGATATGGGTTAAAAAAAGGTTTAAATTAGGTAGTGTATTTACTTCTATTGAAGCATACGAAAAACATGGGATACTTGTATTATTATCACATCTTCGCGAAAAAGAAGATGGAGTTTCTGTTAAAAAAAGATTTTACTCTTACGATGATTCTTATGATGAAGAACAAGAGCCAGATGATATAAGTAAAATACTTCCAAATATTTTAAAAGGAACAATTTATTATACGGATGATAGTATCGCAGAAGATTTTTTTAATATTGCTAAAAAATATATATCTTCAAAGAAAACCAAATCAAAAATATCATTATTGATTTCTACTAAGTCTGGATTTTCTACATTACCACAAAAAATAAATAATCCTAAAATAGATATAAAATCTAATTATGGAGAGAAATTTATTAAAATCCATGATAAGATAATAGATCAATTAAGCGAATCTAATGGTAAAGGGTTAGTTCTTTTACACGGTCTTCCGGGTACCGGAAAAACAAATTACATCAGGCATCTTTGTAAGTCTATTGATAAAGAAATTATATTTCTACCTCCTTTCTTAGCAGAGAATATGTCAAGTCCTGATTTTATTCCATTTTTGTTAGATCATACTAATTCGATATTGATTATTGAAGATGCTGAAAAAGTAATACTAGATAGAGAAGGAGAACAAAGTAGTAGACAGAGTGTTGCTAATATATTAAATATGACAGATGGGATATTAAGCGATTGTTTATCAATTCAGATTATCGCTACATTTAATACCACAAGAGATCGTATTGATAAAGCTTTATTAAGAAAAGGTAGATTAATTGCTGAGTGGAAATTTGATGCTCTAAGTGTTGATGATTCTAATAATTTATTAAGAACTTTAGGTAAAAACCATATTACTAATAAACCTTTGACTCTATCTGAAATTTATAATATAGAAGAAGAATTAAATGTAGTTCAAAAAGAAACAAATCAAATAGGTTTTTTAAAAAACAATTAAAATAAAAAAGTATGTTATTAATCGTTAAGTACAAATCAGGAGAAGTTAGAAGAGTAAATTTAACACAGGAATTTTTTAATTCTTACGATTTATCTATTTCTAAAAGAGCATTAGATTTTGCACATATGAATGGTTCGGATGTTTATCATGTATCTGTACAAAGAGGAAATGAAATCGTATTTGAAAATATTTACAGAAGTAATGCACCTGAGGAGAAATCATCCGAATTTATTGTGGATGAATCAAACATAAAAAAAATGTTTAGAAATAAACATAAAAATGATAAGTTTACAACTAAAGTAATACTGTAATGATAATTGTAGCGATAAGTGATACCCACGGTAGACACGAAATTTTAACTGGAACTGAAATGGGTAATCTATTACCCGATGGTGATTTATTGATTCATGCTGGAGATTTGACTAATATAGGTGGTAAAGGAGAAGTGAATGATGTTCTTGATTGGTTGATATCTATTGCACCTAGATATAAACACGGTGTGATATTCATCGCGGGTAATCACGATAGAGGATTCGATCCTAAGTTTAATCTAGCGGAAGATAAAAAAGATAAACCCGATTATCTTAAACATAGATTAGCTGATTTGGAATTAAGTGACTATGGTGTAACATATTTGGAAAATAACTATTGTATAATAGATAATATTAAAATATGGGGGTCTCCTATGACCCCCGATTTCTTTCCAGATAGATGGGCATTCAATAGAACTAGAGGTGATATAATAAATGAATACTGGAAACAGATACCGGATGATACAAATATAATTATTACACATGGTCCTCCATATGGATATAACGATTATGTATCTAGAGACCAATCGTATGTAGGTTGTTCCGATTTAGCTAATAGAATAAATGAGATAAAACCTTTTATATCAATACATGGGCATATTCATGATAGTAGAGGTTATTCTTGGAACGAGGATACCAATTATATAAATGCATCTATTTTAGATGATAGATATGATATGAGATATCAGCCTATTGTATTTGATGTAGATTTTGAACAAAAAAAATTTAATATAATCTAATATGAAAATTAAAAAAATAATTTATGTATTGTTTATCATTACAGGAATTTTAATAGAGAAATACGGATTACATACTGGTAATCCTGAACTAGAAAAATATTTTGGATTTGGTGCGGTTGGACTAGGATCTTTTAATTTAATATTAGATTATTTCAAAAGTAAAAAATAATTTTCATGTCAATAATTGCAATTTCTGGATTTTCCGGTTCCGGTAAAGACACTGTAGGATCTATGATAGCTGAGTTTGATCATATTAATAAATGGAAGATAAAAAGATGGGCCGATAAATTAAAACAGGTTGCTTCATTGATAACCGGCATCCCAGTAGAAAAATTTGAAGATCAAGAATTTAAGAAAACAGAATTAGGTTCCGAGTGGGCATATAAAAAAAAATTTATCGGAAGACACTTTGATGCTTTTGTTAAAGATTGGAAGGAAGTGGATGTCCCAATGACTGTAAGAGACTTATTACAATTATTGGGAACCGAGGCTATGAGAAAGGGTTTGCACGAGAATGTTTGGATAAATGCTCTGATGTCTGATTATATTGCTAAGGATAATCTATTACCGAATTGGATAATAACAGATACTCGTTTTAAAAATGAAACCTCTGCAGTTAAAAATAAAGGGGGAATAATAATTAGAGTTAATAGAAAAGGAGTAGGGCCGTTAAATGATCATTCTTCCGAAAACGAATTAACTGATTATTCTGGATTTGTTTATGTTATAAACAACGATGGATCTTTAGAAGATTTGAAGGATGCTGTTAGACATATGCTAGAACATTTTAGCATAGGTAGACAAATTATTTATAATAAATAAAAAATTTAATATGCCAAATATAAACGATAGGCTATTTGGATTTGAACTATTTACAGAAATAAATGCAGAGATCGATAAGATCAAAAATTTATATCCATATTCTAATAATAATCATGCATACAATGCAATAGTTGATATGTGTAAAGATAAAGTAAAAGAATTAGCAAATAGAAAAAAAGAAGGATTATCAAAACCAATAGATTAGTTGTAAAGTAAAAAATAATATATGTCAAAAAAACCAGTTCCATCCGAAATTTTAAATACAATAACTGAAAAGAAAAGAAAACAAAAAGAGGCAGGAAGAAAAGCAGCAGAAACCAGAAGGAGAAATAAAGAGTCAAGGGATTCAAAAGTAATAGAAGCTCAAGATGCTTTTAAAATTACTGATCATGTAATAACGAGGAGAGAGAACGCGGAGATAAAATCTTTGAAAAATCAATTAGAACAAGCGGTTAAAGAATACGAAAATCTATCTGAGCTATACGACATAGCTCTTGCGATTAAGACACAGGATATTTCTAAAATAAATACACCTGTAATCAAACCCAACAATTCATTAAAAAGCGAAGCTACAGCTATAGTTCAATTATCAGACACGCATTTTGGTAAAATAATTTTACCGTCTACTGTTAATGGATTGAATGAACACAATCCAGATATTGCGAGAAAAAGGATGGAGTGTCTAGCGGAAAATCTAATTAAGCTAGTAAATAAAGAGAGATCTGAGGTGAAGATTGAGAATTTAGTTCTGGGACTTGGTGGAGATTTTATAGAGAATTCTATGTTGCATGATCATAGCCAAATGGCTACAGCCTTTTCTCAAATGGAAGAGTTATTATTTTCAAGAGAATTGCTACACAAATTCATTAAGACAGTTGCGGAAAACGGGAAATTTAAGAAGATTCTTATCCCATGTGTGAGAGGTAATCATAGTAGGACTACAAAAAAAATGAACTCTACAATAGACTACAGGACTAATTTCGAAGCATTGCTATACAATCTATTGAAACAAGATTTCAATGATAGTATGTTCGAATGGTATTCCCCTGATAGTGATATTTGTGAATTCCAGGTTTACAATAAAAAAATTCGCAGCTTACATGGATGGCAAGTAAAAAGTGGAGGTGGTATTGGTGGTCTTACTATTCCTTTAAATAAATATATTTTAAGAATGGACCAGATCAGCAAATGTGATTACAATTTAATGCATCACTACCACAGCTTATCATACCCAACATCTAACTGTACTTTGAATGGCAGTCTGTGTGGATATGATACATTTGCAATGCAAATAGGTGCCGGTTTCCAAAAACCCATGCAGTCATTTCAATTACTGGATAAACAAAGAGGTTTTACGATTAAGGCTCCTATATTTTGTGAAAGATTTTAATACTATTAATAAGCTCCCCAGATTAAGTGGGGGGTCATTAAAATAATTATTTATATTTTAAAACTTTTGAGGATTAAACAAAAATATCGAATTTTTATTTTGAGATAATTTTTTACCTGAAAATAAGATTTTTTGGGATTTACAAAGGGTTTTTAAATATTTCAAGAATGGGATTTGAAAATAAAAGATATCAATTAGGAAGCTATGTAAATGTTAAACACTTAGGCGTTTCATCGATTAAAGGAATGGACGATGAAATGGTTACGATATATAGCGATGAAAAATTACCATGGCATTATATAAAGCCCTTGGAGATTTCTGAAGATCATATGATAGATATCGGGTTTGAACTACTAAAGAAAATATCTAACCCCCATCACATGGATATCAATATGTGTATCAGAATAAACGGTAGATTCTACTTTGCTAGAGGTATCGTCTATGATGATAAAAGCATATGGAGTTTCTATGGATCGGGGGTTAGATATGTGCATCAATTACAACAACTGATTTGGATAATAGAACCCACATTCAAAATTAATCTGGCCACATTTCATCAATGAAAAGATTCGATACTACCTCTTTAATATCTAGGACAGATTTTAATTTAAATACTACTTTATTATTATCTGTAGTAAATAGACCAGCATCGATTAAATATTTAACCATAGTTCTATAATAATCAAAGGCATAAGAGAAATTTTCTCTAGCTAAGAACTCAGGTAAAGAATCAAATTTTTCTACAGAATCATCCCATTTATAACATATCAATTGACATATGATATATTTCATAGCCGGAACTTTCTTTAATCTGACTCTTTTAAACATTTTCTTCGAGGTCAAATTATAAAATGTTTTGAATGGCCATGTATAATAAGTCGTACTATTTGGTAAATATATTTCTACAGTAATAATAGTATCTCCGTTAACTTTAGTAAGCCTTCGGTGAATTTTATACCTACCAAAATATCCATTGTCATCTAACAATTCCGACATCTTAATTACACTTCCTGGTCTATTTAATAGTACTAAATTGTTAATAGATATTTTGAATTCATCATTTTTATTCTCATCATCTATTACACCATCGTCTATTATTTCATCATCCATATTAATTAATATTGATTATTATTTTTCTGATTATCTCTTTATCTATTTCTACATTAGAACATGTATCATTTAATTGAGAAGATAATCTTATTAATTCTTTTAATCTAAGATAATTCTCATGTATCTGATTGTATCTGATACACATTCTCAAATTTAGATTTAAAGCATCCTTCTCTAAGATATCCATTCTATTTATAGTTGTCCCCATGAACATTAGCTCTTTATAAATTCGTTCCATGGTTCCTTTTAGATCACCGGTCATTTCTGCGAAATGGTCCAATACCGCATCTAATTCATCATCATCTATTTTGTCGTTGATTGTTTCATCCATACTCTTTTATTTAGATTGTTATGAAATACTATTTATCATGTGAATACAATTTTTGGTTTATAATTATTCTTAGACATCTCTTCAATACTGTTTAAGATTCTATTATACTTCTGTAATTTAAAGATTTGATTCTCTGTGATATTATAATTTTTAGATTTAATTTTAATCAATAATAGATCAGCTCTTTCTATTATAAACTTTTTAAAATCAATTATATTCTTATCACCTTTCATAGAATTACAAAAGCGACAGGCGAATACTTTATTATTTACAAAGTTACTACCTTTTGATACAGGATCAAAATGATCTCTAGTAATTGATTCAAAAGGTATTTTATCTTTGCAATAACAACAGCATTCACCTTGCTCTTTGTATTGTTCTTCTAAAATTGAATTAGCTTTTCTTTTTTCCGACATAACGTTTTATATTAAATCATCGCAGATGCCATATCAAAAGCCTTGATTATTTTTTCAGACCCGGCTCCATAATTCATATCACGCATCTTTTGCTCAGCATTCTTATAATCTTTAACGTGTGTATAGTAACCGCTGATTGCATTGTATGCACCCCATACTGTTCTGTAAGCAGCTTCAGTCTTCTGCGTTTCGTGTGTGATAGCAAAGGAATAAATACTATCTGTGATATTCTTCATTCGTGTTGATATCTCTTTTTCTTCTTCCTTTGTAACCATTCTATCATTCTTCATTACCTCTTCTATAAAGCTGCGTAATTCAATATCAGATAATTTCTTGTATGTCATATTCTCAAATATCTGATTAATCTCTGTCATGTATTTGGATGCTATGCCCATTACCTTTGATGCTTGTTTTAACTTGGCTTCGGCAGAAGCAGTATGAGAAATACTTACTTTGTTATCTAGGTTCTTTAATGCTGCTTGTAATGTGTTATTGCAAACAACACGAACATTTGTAAAACCAGCTATAATGGTAGTTGTAGCATCATGAGAGTTAGTAAGCATTATATACTTTTCTACTTTCTCACCACGAACTTCCATATCATCGGGTAGCTTAGCAGTTACAAAGATCTTCTCTCCTTTGCCTAAAGCTCCTGCCGTTTCAAATATAGCTTCACCGCTATCTACAATAGAATCAAAAAATCCGAATGCGTCTTTATTCTGTACGATAGTATAACGACCTTTAACAACACCTAAAGGAGTATTGTTGTCGCTTCTTACGTTTGAATAATGACCTGGGACTTCTATTAAAGAACCCTCGTTGTCTGTAACAAAAAGAGGTCTTCGTTCTACAGTATAATCTAATCCGCCTAATTTGATAGCTTCTTCAGCCGTCATAGCTTCTTTGACATACTGACCTAGACCATGCCAGGCTTTTTCTCCTTTTGCTGCAAATGAATACTTTCCGTTGTTGAAATTTAAATTGTGTGCCATAACCTTTATTTGTTCAGTACGCTGTCCACCGTTTTTATTTTTTTAATTAAAAAAACCCAGATGTAGAAACATCCGGGGTATAAATCTAAACCATAAAAAAAAACTAAATCTATTTGATTTTCTTAGAGTATCCTTTTACTCCACTCTTCTTTAATTTAGAAAGAGCGGTCGCTGCAAAGGTACCGCTTTTTTGTGTACCATGTATCAACAAAGCAAAACTTTCTTTTTTCTTATAAGCATGAGAATCATCGTGATCTATTTCCATATTATATTCAATTGCTTCTTTTTTATCGAATACAACTTTAGCAAACTTTAAATTATTTTTGGTAATCAATTCATCTTTCTTACCTCCCATTGAACTGGTTAATTTAAAGTTTTCTGGAATACTATCCATTCTCTTTATCCAATATACAATACTCTTAGTATATGCATAAAAGATTTTGTCTGGGTTCTTTTCTGCAATCTCCATCCATGCATCAAAATAATTTTGATTGTAGAAATCACCGCTGACATGAACTCTTAAGGTTTTAAAATTCTTAGGAAGAGAAGCTTCTATCAATGCTACCATTTCCTTTTTAGTCTTACATCCTTTCAATTGATCGTAGTTGTGCCATCTAGATTTTCTAACAGCAGGATAAAGACTTTCAGCAGATGCGCTAAAGCATCTAAAAATCTGATTTGATCCATCTGTAATCTTTCCGGTTTCTCGATCAGCAGAAGTTTTGCATTCAAATGCAAATGGGCAACTATGCCCTGCGGGTAAAGAGAAAGTATAGATGTCTTTAGACAACTTAGCATTCCCTTTACCGAATTTTAGTTTAATCATAAATGTTTATTTAAAATTTTAATTATAAACGTATTACCGGTAATGTACCATTTCTTTCTTTTTCATTTGTATAGAATAATGCACCTGCATCATTACCCTCATCATCACATGAAACAAAACAAATCGTTCCATCGTCTAGTGTAAATGAAATAGATTTATTATACCATCCTAATTCTTTTGCTTCATCTTCGCTAATGTATTTTACGCTTACTATAGTTCTACCTTTTAGAACATCAGTTGCTACGTCTTCCCAGAACTTTTTAATTTCATTTTGATTTTTCATTTTTTAAATTTATTATTTGAAATCAAATAATGTTGGTTCATCCCATCCTGTATATTTTTTACCAGAAACAGCTAATACCTTAACGTAAGTATCTTCGTCACAGGCTGTAAAATTTCGACGCGGCTTATTTAGTTCGCTGCCTTTGTATGCATTCAATACTTTAAAATTTACTTTTTTGCCATACTTGCCACTGTAATCATAATCCCATACATAATAGAACCCCGTTATTATTTTTTCAGAAGCAATTTTCAGTTCTTTAATTTTATCCTCTTTTTTAGCTTCAATCGTAGAATAATTATCTATTAGGTAATCAATTTCATCATCAGTAAAAAAATAAGTTTTACCCATAGTTCCTTTGCCGTCTTTTTTATAGAAACCAGAATGATGGTATTCAGGTAATCTATTGTGCAAAAGATGGTACGCTTCAACTATATCTTTTGCGGACATTTTAATTTCCAATTTTTTAGAAACAAATTTAGCTGCTTCACCTGCAGTTAATTTGTTATCTAATCTTGCAAGTTCATGCCTTACAGAAGTATATTTACCCGTTACAGATACAGAAAGTCCACCACCATTAAAATTTTGTACACTCTCTAATAGTTCTTTCATAACTTTTTATTTTATATTCCAAATTTCGATTGGTAGATACTTTCTACAAATATCTGCAGTTAGTTTTTGATTTGCTTCATAAGCATCCTCAGCAGCATCAGCAGCATAAGCAGCAGCATCAGCAGCATAAGCAGCAGCAGCAGTAGCAGCATAATAAGCAGCATAAGCAGCAGCACTAGCAGCAGACCAAGCATAAGCAGCAGCACTAGCAGCAGACCAAACAGCATTGGCAGCAACCTTTAATTCTTCTCTAGTTATCTTTCCTTCGCCAAACGCAATAGCAGCATCAACAGCTTTTAAGCTTCTTTCATCTTTCATTAAATGTCTGACTGTGTTAGCACAATGACCCTTAGCTAAGGTTAGAAGCTGTATATCTTCGGGATTGGTTCTTTTGAATAGCCACAGCATCCAATCACCTCGATGACAAGTATTATACACCTCTTCCCAGGATTTATCTCCTGCCCAGTATGTTGCTTCTTCGCAAGCATTTAGTTTAATTAGTAGTTCTTTCATAACTTTTTATTTTACATTCCAAACTTCGATTGGTAAGTATTTTCTACAGATGTCTGCTGTTAGTTTTAAGTTTGTTTCATAAGCAG